CAGCCTTGTGTGTTGTCGTCCAAGCCCACCAATGCGCTTCCAGTCGCGCCCAAATAGCCAGCAGCGGCTTTCAGATCGAACATAGATAGTTCCTCCATTGTAATCACGCATTTGAATGGGCCGCGTGTTCTCTGCCCTGCCTCCGACTTTTCGTGTAAATCTTACCACTTACTCCACTACCTGCGAAGTTTTAATGCTAACTCAAGCCATTGAAGTGCCTGACCACTTTGCACGGTCTGTGCTGTGATGACCAAATAAGTCCATCCAAGCAAGTTTGCTTCATTGGATTTTTCGTAATCACGCATCAGTTTTGCCATCGCTTGATGGCCAGCTTTGTGCGCGCCAAAGATGCCGTGATATTCCATCGCAATCTTTTCGTTGAGCCAACAAAAATCTAATCGCCATTTTCGCGTAGGATGAAACTGATGTTCTTCAATGGGCTTTGGCAATCCAGCCAAATCAAGCTGTTGAAGGAAGATCGTCTTGTAATCCGTCTTTGGCTTTTGAGCCTTAGATTTTTCACTTCCCTTCTGGCCAGCCTGGAGCTTGCGAAGATCGGCAATGGTGATTTTGTTATTGGCCATCTATTCCGCCTGTGTGGGTGTCATCAACTCCGCCATTGAGCCGGTCAAGTTCTTTGCGTACCTGCCCTCTCGCGTCAACACGAAGTTTGTCCAGTTCTTCGTAAACGTCGTCGGTCATTGGATCAATCGTTGCTTCCAGTGAGCAATCTACGCGAAGGCTCTCAAAATTGCCCATGTTCTTTGTGTAGCCGAATCCAACTGTGATTTTGGTAATTTGTGCCATTACTTTGCTCCTTTGATCGGGGTGATTTTTGCGGTGACTTTGGGTTTGAACGTCACAAAGTCTGGCTTTAATACTTCAGCCAAATCCTTGAATTTCTTTATGTCCAGCTTCAAAGCTTCTCGGTGGTTGTGTTGGATCAACCATTGGATCGCTGTTGGCTCGTCAGCCTGGATGTCCTCACTAACAACGACTCCCCAGCCTGGAATGAGGTTGCTTTTTAGTTTTTTGTCTGCCTGAGCCTCATACAAAGCGATTATCGCTGCTCGGTGCGCTTTGTCGGCGTTGCCAAAAGCTAAAACAGCCGATTCATGGTTGCGAATCAGTTCTGCGTTCTCTTCTTCCCATTTTCTCTTGATTGCTGATAATCGAGTCTGTAAATCCTCGTTCGCTTTGTCCATCGGCTCTTTCCAGTCGGCAAGTTGTAATGTTGCCTGCTTAAGCCGTTCGCCTGTGGCGATGGCAGCTTCACGCGCCTGCTGTTCGATGGTGATAACTCCTGTAAGGTCTAAGCTCATGGTAATTGGTTCTCCTCTAAAAATTGTTGGTCGTTCGATTGCAGGGGCTTTTTAGCTCCTAAGTCGAACGGTGAAAAATACTGGTCAGGAGGAAACTCCGGTTCTCTCGAATTGATGCTCTCAATCGCTTTCAGTAATTCTTTCAATCGGTCTGGGCCTGCCTCTTTTCTCAGCCAGTCCAGCAGCATTTTAGGACTGACGAAGGTAAGACTCTCTTTCTCAAAGATTGCGCGCACGATCTTCTCCCAATCCTCCAAGCCAGGTTGAACGCCTGTCCACTGCATAAAGTCTGCGCGGCCAATGATGCCTTCCAAAAACATTTCCTGCCAGAATTTGCCGTGTGTTCCCTTCTCCGGTTTGGCCTTTTTTGGCTTTGTGGTGACTATCGGCTGCCCTTCGCCCTCTTCTTCGATCCAGCCGATACAGCGCATCACGCAGTTCTCTGGCGCGCACATCAGCCAATCGTAGAACTCTTTCAGAATATCGAACTTCGCTCTGGTGATTACTCCGACTTTTTTGACGCGGGTTTCGCTTGGCAATGGGTCTTTCAGTTGGAATTCTACGGGGCGCATGTGTTCCAGCGGATGCTCCAAGCGAGCCTGCATTTCGGTCAATATCTGGTGAAGCTGTTCAGCGTTCATTATTTGCAACCTCAACTTGGTTATTCTTACTGGATCAATTCAAAATCAAGCCAAAAATCTTTCTCTTCTGGATACTCGTAATGACCATCTTCATAAAAGATCACTTTAATGCGACGCCTCCCAGCCGGGAAATCGTGTGTATCTAGGGTATAGATGTCATCTTCTTCGGCTCGTAACTGTTTTAAGATATGGGCATTTTCTTCTGTTTCTTTGGGCCATTCAGCAACAATCCACCGTCCAGTTTCAGAAACAAAAATTTCGATTTCCATCTGGTCTGCCATTTTCAGTAAGCTCCCAGCAGAAAAATGTCTGCGTTAATCGAATCGCCAAACAAGGTTGTAACACTTTCTCGGATTGCTTTTATTGCTTCTTGTGCCAACAAAAACAAACTGAGATTGTTGCTGGCGCAAAGCTTTTTAGCCGCTTGATAAGCATTCTTAAGGCTATCGAGTGTGCGGGCTGTTCTGAATGCTTGCTTGAATTGATGGATCAGGCGTGTCGCGCTTGGTGGTCGTAATTGTGCTGTGTCGTTGGTTCCCATAAGCCTCCAATTTTGTTGAGCTATCCTTGTCGGATAACTTGGTTTGCTGCAAGTGCCTGACGAATCCGCTCTTGCCGTTTTGCTTTTTCTTGTTTCTTTTTTTGTTCTTCGATTTCTTTAAGCCGTTTTACTTGAGCGGCTTTTGCTTCTGCTGGTGTCAAGTATCGCGCCATTGGGGGTTATCTCCTGGGGCAATAATTAGTGGAGCCGCGAACGAGTGTGCTATTCACGACTCCACCGTCAAGCTACTGAGTGATGCGGGCAAGCAACTCAGCAGCAAGATTGTTTAGAACGGGACAACGCTTTTCGCTGCCTTCGTGACCGGCTTTGCTGCTGGCATACCGGTCTTCTTGGCTTCCTTCTCGGCGATGCGTTTTTGAATCTCAGCTTGACGATCAGCGCGCGGCACGTAACCCTCGATGTCCATTTCAAAAGCCGGGACTGCTCTCTTCGTGGTTGCATCGCGGATAATGTTGCCGATTTCGTCAACCTTCCCGTTGATGTAGATGCCGGTGATGTTGGCGTAAGTGCGACTGGTTGTAGCCGACTCTTTATGTTCGATTTCCACAATTGCTGTGATTCCAACCAGCGGCGGGTCAGGATCAACAGCAGCCAAAAATTCCTCAACTGTGTCGAAGGGTTTAGTCAAAATAATTCCTTCGTCGTCCATCATCGGGTTGCCAGCTTCGTCTCTCAGCACGAGATTGCCCATCACTGATTGTCGCCATTGGTTCAGTTGATCCTGATTCAACACGTCTTTGCTGCCAGACCACGATTTGCAGAAGCGTCCGACTTTGTTCTTGGGGCTGATTTGTGGAAAAAGTTCCAAGTCCAAAACGTAACGCTCGCCCTGTTCATCTTCGGCCTGAAGCTGGAATGACCAGAACATTTTCAGTTGCGGGCCTTTGCCTTCAAATCGGTCTTCGACCATTGCCCAACTGATTTCTGCGAGGATCGCGGGTTGTTTGCCTTCAGGTGCTGGTTGAAAGCCTTTTGATTGAACGAGTCCGAATTGCTGTGACATTTGAATCTCCTTTGTTTGTCGTTATGACGTGATAGGAATGGTTAATAGTTTGCCGGTGTTACTCGGCGCTGTTGTTCAAAAATTGAAACTGGGCGTCGAAAAAAGCCTTTGCGCGCTGCTGGTATTCCTCAACCTTGTCGTGGAACAAGCGGAGCTTGAGATGGTGAGGTTTGTGTGCCTTGGTATAGGTCGTGTCGCGCGCAATCTGGATAAGCTCCTGCTCCAAATCAGTCATCGCCTGTGGGTGAAGCTGGATCGTTTCAGGAATCTGGTAGAAGCCTTCGCGCTCAGCATCCGGTGTCGCAAAGCCGCGATCAATCATAAACTTCATGAAGTCGCATCTGATTTGCTGAGTCAGCTTAAAAGCTCCATTCAATACTAATTGCCACGGATTGTTGTTCTTGATGTCGTCGGTCGTTGGAAGATCAGCCAGAATCAGTTCGCATTCAGGATAATCTGCCACTTTGTCTTTGCCACAATGCTGGCATTGTTCTGCTGTTACAACGCCAACCATTGAAATTTCAGGATTGTTGTTCATCTGTAGTGTCTCCTTTCTTGGGTTTTCCGGTGTAACCACGAGCATTGACGCCGCCTTCACGATTGCCGATAAGCGGCTTAAATAGTCGTGGATCAAAGTTCTCGGTGCGTTTGCGGTACTCTCGCCGTAAAAGTCGCCGCATTAGGTTGGAAAGGCTCAAGTTCAGTCCATCAGCCAACTGATTCGCCGCTTGGCGTTCAGCTTCGGCAAATTCCGAATTCAGGACTGTGCGTAGTTGTGATGCTTGTTTTTTGGCCATTACCAATCTACTCCTGCAATTTGTGACGGATGATTGCTCTCTGTCACTTGAATCTGACGTGTTTGTCTTTCTTCTTCTGAAAGGCATCCTTCATAACAAGCCACAAACTCTCCCGGTTCAACTTCCCAGCGGCCTGTGTCATTGCATACCGGGCAAATGGGTTCGTCGTTATCATCCGGGTTCGTCCCTGTCACGGTGAAGTTATTGCTCATAATTGCCTCCCTACATACTGGCTTTGATGCCTGGGTTAAGCATTATTTGGTTGTCTTCCGCAACTGACTCGACAAAGTAGAGTTCTTCCTGTGCGCGAGTAACAGCCACGTATTTCAAATTGAGTTCCTGTTCCATCTGTGCGCCTGTCTGGTTCTTCCTGACCAACGGAAGCTTCTCAGGTTTGATAATGAAAACGCGGGGATTTTCCAAACCCTTCGCCCGATGAACGGTGCAAAGAGTAATCGGCGACTGGTCATCAGAAAACAGATTTTTGATGTCAGCGCAAAAGCCTTCGATACTGTGGGGCTTGAACATCGCGTAACAGATGGCCAGACAGTCAACCTTGTCGTTGATGCTCTGCTGCTGGTCTTCTGAACCAAGTTTGTCGAGTAACACGCGAATCTGGTTCTCTTGCCAGTCGTACATCAGTCGGCAAAATGCGCCCATGTCGGTGTTGCGTTTCATAATCTGACGGACGACGCTTGCAATCTGCGCTCCGATGTCCCGGCCACGTACCTTCGCCGGGATGCGGCGTTTAATCAGTTCAAAGCAGAGTTTGACCAACGGCGCGGTCAGACGGCACAAAACCATGTCGCCTGGTTTGAGCATATTCTTGAATCGTTCGTCTGTGATGGTATCAACGATTCCGGCGCGCGTCCCTTCTGGGCATTCAATATCAGGAACGATCTGCTGTGCTTCTTTGATGACAGCCTCAGGACAGCGGTAACAGAAATTGAGAGGCAGTTCCTGTGCTGCAAAGTGATTCTTCAGTTGGTAGAAGCTATCAGACTCGGCTCCAGCGAACATATAAATCGCCTGCCTTGGATCACCGACAGCAATGAAGTTTCCGCCTTTGTCCATCGCGTGAGTCAACAGGTGCATTTGGACTTTGCTCAAGTCCTGAGCCTCGTCAACGGCAACCAGTGAATACTTTGGCGGCTCGATGCCGATAACAGAAGGCATGTAAAGCATATCGCTGAAACTGATGATACCCTTCTCGGCCAGTGTTCGACCTTGGATCAGCATGTTCTTGACGATTTCAGCAATGCCTTCAATCGGGCATTCTGCTGGAATTTCAACGCCAAAACGTCCAGCCATTTCAACAATGTTGTCAACTTCCAACGGCGTCAAAGTAAGCTGGGCGTAATTCAACAGGCTGAGAATCGCATCCTGAACAACTCGCTTATCTCCGTACTCAGACGGTACTTGGATGTCACGCGCCATCTGACGGTATTTGATATTACCGTTCTCAACGTCCCAGCGTTTAATGTCAGGAAAGCCGCTTCTCAGGGTTTGCAATCCTAAGCTGTGGATCGTCTGGCATTGGACTGAAGCCGGAAGCTTCTTTTTCAGTTCGGCGACGATCGAAGCATTGAACGCGGCAAACAAGCGATTACCTGAGCGGGTCATGCGGTTCATCCCCTGGACTAGCGTGGTAGTTTTGCCGCTACCAGCTTTCGCGTTGACAGCGATAGGGCCGGAAGGATCAGCAAACCATTTGAAAATGTCTTCTTGATACTGACTAGGTACAAACATAAAGCACACTCCTGATTTTTTGTTATTTGCTGAAGTAAGTTTGACGGTTGGCCACGGTGTTCTCAGAAGGGCGGTCGTGTTTCACTTGGCGACTCGGAGTAACCTGACGGCACTCGTCTCAGTCTCCCGCCTATTGCTACTCATCTGAGAGAGGCCGCAGCCTGGATTTGCACCACGCTTGCTATACCGCTCTAGTTTTACAAGAACTTACTCAGCTTGTTATTCGTCAGTGGCAGGCTAGTAAGGACTTTCGATCTTACCCGCTAAGGCAGTTACCGCTAGTTCCTGCCACCGACGAATAGGGTTATACTCTCACGCTGGCCGATGTGTCAATCACTAAAATGCAATTCTTCGATCTTTTTTTGCATTCGGACTTGTCGGGGTATAAATGCTTCTCATCACGTCGTAATGAAAAGCAACTTCGCCTTCACTCCCTGTTCGCCATTTACGAATTTTCTGAATCTCTACTGTCATTTTCCCGTCTCTCGCAACTCCAATTCCGTAATCAGCGGCGCGAAAGAAATCTCCGCTACCGTTGATGTCGTTGAGCCTGGGCGGACGGGAACGGTCGAAATTCTTTGTGGGATGGCAAAGCAGGAAACTCAACAACGAACGGCTTTGCACAAAGCTTCGGTAATAACCAAGTTGCTCGCGCACGAAGTCGGTGTACTGCCCTGATAATCGCTCCATCGGCTTTGGAGTCCCTCGTTGCAGGTTTGAAAACGGGTCAAGCATCAAGATGTCCAAGCCGTCCGATTTGATAGCATCGTCCCAGTATTCACTGAGAGCCTGGACGTTACTTTCTTCCCAACTGGGCGACCAGAAGGTAAAGAACTCGCCAACTTCATCCAACGCCTGAAGGAATTCTTCATCGGTACAGCAGTTGTCGAACTCTGGGAAAGTCGGACGACGCAGATGTGCCTGAACAAGGCTGTGAGTTAAATCAATCGGATCGTTCTCGAAAGAAGCATAACCAGCCTTCAGCTTATGAGCCATTGCAAGATGATAGGTGTAATTGATGAACAGCGTTGTTTTGCCCGTCCCTGGATCGCCGACAACGATTGTCATCAGCTTACGCTTTGGGCGAAAGTATTGATCCATCTCGCTGAATGCTCCACCTACCTCTAAGCCTCGTCCGTGTGGGTCGTGTCGCTCTCTCAATGCGGCTTCGCCCATTTCCATCATTCGATATTTGCGGGAGTTTCGATCATTGCTACCCGTTGTCGCTGGCTTCCCTGCGTTCAGGAAGCTCTTTGCTGGCTCGATGAAATTACGCTCAGTGCTGAGTACCTGCTTGACCAGACGGCTGAGATAGGTTGTGTTGTCACCATAATGCTTTTCCCACTTCGGGCGGGGCATCTTTGAAGCGCGCATCATCTCCATCAACAACGTGGGGTTCCCTTCGGAGTAAAACGCCAGATAGCGACACAGAGCCATATCAGCCTCGCTCCGTCCTTCATTCTCTCCGTTCTTGTAATCGGAGAAGTCACCATCAAATAGCTTCTTGATCGCCGCTGAATTACTCGCGTGGTTACAGGCGATGTCCAGCCGTTCCTCAATGCTCAAATACAGCATTGGAACGTCCTTCTTTGTTGTCTCTGTCGCTGGCTGGCTCCGAGTGCTAAGAAGGATTTCAACGATTTCATCAACGGCTTCGGTTGCATCTGCAATCGGCGAGTTATCAATTCCGTCGCCGGTCATCGTGAAGTAACGGCCTTCGGCGTAGATTTCAAAACCGCCTTCGGTGAACTTGATGGCCTGTTTCGGATTCGCCTTGACGATCAGATGAACGCCGGTGCGCGATGGCGAGTATTCGACGTAGGTTTCACCAATCTTTGCAATCGTGCGTTTGATCCAGTCACCAAAGACAGGACACTTCACGCCATCAATCTCTGTCCATTCGACGGCGTTGTCTATGTCAATGCCGACGTAACCAGATTCACGAGTGAAAACGAAACCAATGCCTGAGAAGTAGCCGACACGCTGATTGAACGCCAGAACAACAGAGTCGAATGTTGACCACGTTGCTGAATCGGTCGTGCTGGCTGTCGTTCCATCCGGCTGAAGCGGAACTTTCGCCCAAGCTTTCTGTTCATCTTTCCAAACGTAACGCCACATTACCCACTGCTTGAGCGCGCGTAATTCATCTGGAAATTCTTCAAATTGTGGCTCTGCCGTTACTGGCGGTTTTGATCTGTCTCGATGCTGCATGAGGTATCTCCAAAATCAAACAAATAAAGTCTTCTGACAATTCCTTTTCATCGCCAATTCGCAATAATCAGGATTCAATTCGATCAACGCAGCCTTTCGCCCAAATTTGTTGGCAACTTGCGCTGTCGTTCCACTGCCGCCGAAAGGATCAAGTACCGTGTCGCCAATGCGCGAACCAGCAAGAATGCAAGGCTCAATCAGTGCGGGCGGGAAGGTTGCGAAGTGGGCATCGGTGTAAGGCGCGGAAGCGATTGACCAGACGGAGCGGCGATTGCGGGTTTCATAAGTCTGCGAGCCAGGGCGGATGCCAGCGACCAAATCAGAAGGCATTCGTTTTTGCTGCACCGTTGATCTTGCTTTTCGATTATCGTCTGGATAAATCGAAGGCTCGGCAATCGCATTCGCGTCATAGAAATACTTCGCCGACTTGCTCAGCAAGAAAATCTGTTCGTGCGCCTTCGTTGGCCTGTCGGTTACGCTTTCCGGCATCGGGTTCAATTTTGCCCAGATGATTTCCGAGCGCAGATACCAGCCATCGGCGCGCAAGGCGAAGGCCAGCATCCACGGAATTCCGATGAGGTCTTTGGCTTTGATGGATTCGTGTTTTTTATCAGTTGGCCGCGTCTTTCCGTTACCGCCAACGTGGGCGGCAGGAGATGAAAACGAAACGCCGGTTTTAACGCGCGTCTGCTGGAATTCCATCCCGCCCGAACCGCTTTGACCCTTGCCGCCCCAATACGAATCACCGATGTTCACCCACAAAACACCATCATCTTTCAGCACGCGCCTTGCCTCACGAAACACATCAACCAGCTTGGCGATGAACAACTCCGGCGTTTCTTCCATTCCGATCTGTCTATCAGTGCGAATCGCCCCGCACTTCGGACAAGTGCCGGAATACTGACCGGCTGATTTTACCTCTTGCTTTTGCGCGGCGGTTCCGTCGCCGTTTCCCCACCTTGCGTTAAAATCTTTGTTGTAATTGGTGGTCGGCTTGACGTGGCCGCAATCAACATTGCCGCCTTCCCACTGTCCAGTTCCATAGTCACGGAGGCCGTTCAATAGTACGGCGGCGAAGTAACGCACATTTGCACGCTCTCCGCTGGAAGTGTTTTCAAGGCTTCCAAGCAATCGCCGTTTATGATGGTCAGTTGATTGTCCTGATGATAAATTCTCGGTTGATTGCTCACCGTACTATTGACCTCCTTTTCATTAAGATTCGTCATGGATAAAAAGCCTCTCAGTGTTTCGCTTACTGTGTGTCCACCTATGACAAGAAGCGCACAGCAGAATTAAGTTAGTAGGCTCTGCGCGGAGACTCTTCACCGCAAAAGATACGATGTGATGAACATGGAGTGTAGCGGTAGATAGTGAGTGCGGGACGCTGCAACGCTGACAGCGTGCCTTGTCGCGTCTCCATACAATAAAACACGCTCTCGCCCATTCTTTAGACATATAGAAAGACTGGCGCTCCGGTGTGCATCCGCCTTTCCAGTTGTGGTTTGCAGAGCCGCGCTTGCCGTACATTGGGTTTGCTTCGCCTTCAGCGCCCCAATGCTTAATTGCTCGCGCCTGATTGATGCTTCTTCGCCGAATCTTGTGCTTCTTGAGCCAGAAAAGAATGTTCGCATCTGTGCATCCAACTTCAGCCGCAATCTCTCCGGTTGATCGCTGCTTTTCGACGTACTCAGCAACGAGCCACTTCTTATCCCAATGCGGCTGGCGCGGTCGCCAGTGCTGGCCTTTCCTGAACTCAGTTGGTTTTCCCCGTCGCTCGCCTTTTTTGAATTGACCTTTGTTTGCCATAGCCGCACTATACCATAGTACGGCGGCATAGCAAAGTACGGCGGCGATGTAACGCACGTTTGCACGGACTCCGCCGCCATCATTTGCAGCACAGCCAGCGCATCGCCCTTGTGAATCGTCAATTGTGTGTCTTGATGGTAGATCATATTTGCCCTATTCCAGCCTTCCAGCCAGTGAATGCGCGCTTGTGAGGACGGCATCCAAGTTTGCTGACCAAGATCGCGGGAAACACCAGCAGCGAAATCTTCGCGGCCTATCCTGCGAACCTGGTCAGCAACGGATTCAGACGGTTTCAGTTTCACGTATTTGCATTTCAACCATTTGGCTTTCTTCAGCGGGAACGTCCCAAAAGCCCATCGTCCCAGATATGGCAACAGGATTCAGCAGCTTCTTCGGGGATCGGCAAACAAAGCCGAACGTGCCAACGAACCAACGAGATTGCGATTCTTTGACACAGCCAACAATGTCCACGATGCCAATAATCTTGCCAGCAAGGGGTTTTAGTGCTTCGATTGATGGCAGTCGCACATCAAGGCCACGATCTTGAATAAACTGCTTAGCTGCCTCGTATTCACGACGTTCGATCGTCTTACTGCAATGGATTGCGGTGTCGCCCTTGTGACGAGAAAACCAATCACGATTTTCAATATCCTTGCCGCCATAAATCAGCAGCCATGCCCATGGTAGTTTTACTGTAATTGCTTTCATCGCTACTCGCCTCCGTAGATCATCGCCAGCAGTTTGGGGCGGGCTTCGTTGAATCGTGCCTGCCAAAAATCGTCAGAAGCTTCGCCGCCCTTTGGCTTGCTGGCATTGAAAAGCCGCTCAAGTGCCTGCTCCAACGAAATCCAGTCGTTCTCCTTTGCGGACCATACCTGCGGATTACGGTCATAATCAGGATTGCTCCAGACAGCAACGGGACAGCCGTAGACCTTCTCGGCAATCCGCAATATCTCATCGGCCTTGATCGCGTCCCTTCGATCACCACGAAGCCGACAACACACCTGAACCACGTAAGAGGATTCTCGTTGAAAGAAATGTGGTGTCAGAAGTCGGAGCCAAGAAACTCCGCGCCGTTCGATCTGTTCATCGTTCGGTAAATGTTCGGCTGTCAGGCCAAAAACCCATTCAACAAAGTCCATCATCAGCGCGAGGTCAGTATTGCTGGAACGGTTTGCTGTTGATGTAGTCGAAGAAATTGCCTCTGTTTGATTTCCCATTTGTGTTTAAGCCTCCAAGTTTTGTTTGTGGTTGTTGATTTTGACGACGGAAATACTCGCCAATGAAATTTTGCGCGCTGAGCCAGTCTACTTTTCCAGTCCAGCGAGAATTTGGGCTGGCCATCCATTCTAAAACCTCGATTGCTTGCGCTGCGGTGTACGCTGTGAGGATTTTCTTGGCCGCCTTGCCCTGAGATGCCCCGTTCAAGATTTTCTGCCCTGTGACGCGCTGTAATGCTTCCATCATTCGCTGGTGGTCGGTTTGTGGCTTCTCGTCCGTGGGCGGGGAGCTATTGGGGGGTGGGGTGACGGAGTCACCATTTGCACGCACAGTAGGGGGCATCTGTGCGCTTACGGCAAAACCATTGTCAGATTCGTAGGTGATGATGTCGTCCGCCAGTGTCACTCTTACCCTTTGTGCATGCACAGATTGAGCATCACTGTTGGCAAGTGAATCGAAAGGTTCTCCTTGAGATTCACAAATATCAATCTTGTTAATCTCAATCTTAGTAGTCTCTATCTTAATAGCGTCACGGTTTGGGACTATTGGAGTCTCAGTTTGGGATTTTTGGCGTCTCGGTTTGGGATTATTGGCAATGGCTGTTTTGGGCGTTTCCAATAGTTTCGTTTCGGTACTATTGCGTTCAACTGGTTTCACTAAGCGGTAAAGAGTGACTCCACCGAATTGATGCTGTCTCGATAGCCATCCGTGGGTTTCCAAGCATTTGATGGCGCCTGAGATTTGGGAGCGTCCCCAGCCTGTTCGCTCTCGGATCGTGTCGTAACTGGGAAAAGCAACGCCTGATTCCCCGTTGGTGTACTCGCGTAACAGCACAAAGAGCCAGCGGGCTTTGTCTGTCAACGGCTTGCTGGCTTTCACAAACGATGAAGGAATTGCGATAAAGCTGCCCCATTCGTCTGAAATTGTTGGCCTGCCTTTTTTGTTCATATTGTCCATAGCCTTTTCCCAAAAGCCTCCGCGACTGTGCGGGAGTGTCCTGTGCGTTGTGCTGGCTCAGAGGCACCATCACCAGCGGCGAGTGTGAGCGTTACGTCCAGTTGGCGACGATAAACTTGGCGTCATCGCCAAACCATTTCATTGTGGGGTCAAGGTTGAAGCGATTGAAGCGTTTGGGAATGCCTTCAAAGTGTTTGATGATTTCGATCAGTTCGTTGCCATCTGCCCAAACTGATTCAATGAGGGCAATTGGGATGGCGCTGGCTGGTTGGCCAATCTCGAAGTGAGCGCAGCAGCGAACGCACTTTGGGCTGACGGTTTCGGTGGTTTCGGTATCTCCGAAAACGTGGTCATAAACTTTGTAAGGTTGCAGTTCATCGAATGGTGGTCGAAGGATTACGTGTAGCATTGTGGTGACTCCAAAAAGAAAAAGGCTGAACTCTGCGAACGCCTGCGCCAAGTGGAAACCAGAAGAATGTCGGCTAAAACATTTCTCTGACGCACAAAGCGTTCGCACAATTCAGCCTGATGACTGCCTGTGTTCTTCGTCCTGAGTTTCCAGTTCAGTAGAAGCTATTTGAAGAATCAGTTGGTAGCCAGCCAACGCGCAAACACTACCGCGAGTGCGGCTGATGCGTCAAGCGTTATTACGTGTTCAGCATCAGTCAGATTGGCGACTCGTTCAGGATCAGCCACATCGAACAGTTCTTGCGAACCGTTCTCAGTATAGCGACTGCCAATAACGCGGCCATTCGATAACGTGATGTTTGGTGTGAGTTTCATGAAGCCTCCAAAGATTGACGGTTAAGCCAGTCGGGGCGGGCTGGTGGGGGTGGTTAGCAGAGTCGCCCAACCGTAATCCCTTGCTCAAAGGCGAGGTCGCAGGTTGCCGGTGGCGCAAACGCTTTCAATTTGCCGTTGCAGGCGCTTAGCCATCGTCCGCCACTGCGGGTGGAGTCGTATTCCTCGACTACAAGATTATGCTCTTCGCAAAAAGCACGGAAAGCGTCTGCTTCGCCTTTGCGTACCGTGCTGCCGTATCGGATAGCGTTGCGCTCGCGGGAGGATAATTGGACTGTCATGATTGATTTCCTTTAAGTTGCCAGTCGGGGCGGGCTGGTGGGGGTGCTTAAATCTGCTCCATCACCTGAGCATATTCAGCCGGATATTCTTCTTCGCAAATCGCGGTGGCATTGTTTGGCCAGCCCTGCGGCACGAGCCAGTTCACGCCATCCACACTCACCGCAAGCCATTTTTGCTCGCCAATAAAGCCGGACTTTTCAATCTCGCCAGTGCGTTTCGTGCCGTAGAAATCTGTAAAGGTAATCGTCGCCATTGTCTTATCTCCTTTTTGTCTGCGTTTTCTTCCACCGTCCCGAAGTCCGTTGACCTCGTTTCGATGGGTTGATTTATACTCTCACGTCGGCCAGCGTGTCAACACCTTTTATACAATTATTTGCTTTATTTTTTTTTGGCGCAATAATACCCACATGGGAAACTCACGATCAGGCAGGCGTTTTATCGTTCATTCACAGCATCGCCAGTTCATCGCATTACTGTGCGCGAACAATGGGAACATAGACGCTACTTGCCGCTCTCAAAACGTGTCAAGACAAACCGCTGCTAACTGGTTGAAGCAAAAGGATTTCGCCGCTGAACTCGCACGTCGCCAAGAGATACTGTCCACTGCCGCGAACGTAACAGGGGCTGAAGTAATCGGGATTCTCGCTTCGCAGATGCGGGCTGATATTGCTGATGTGCTTCCAGACGATCCAATCGTAATTGCTGCTCGTGCGCGCGGTGTCTCTCACCTAATTCGCAAGATCAAGGTGCGGACAATCACTCGCCCAAGTGGTGACGAGGAACGCACTGTTGAACTGGAGCTAGTGGACGCTGGGAAAGCCGCTACGACACTTGCCAAGCTGATGGGACTGGAAGCCCGCGATGACTCAAAAGAGCGCGCCAGAAGCGCCATACGCGCTCTTATGGACTTGAAACAATGCTCGCCTGAAGAGGCAATCTCAATCCTGGCTCCCCACAATCCAACGGTGACAGCTTTGCGCGATGAGTTTGCCGGGAGTAACGCGATTATCGAGATTACGAGGGAAGGCTGATAAAGTATCCAGCCGGTGATAACGGCCACTAAAGACAATGAAGTGTAAAGAATATGACCGATTTAGCCGCTCTTTCCCTGTCCCTCTCTGCCCCACTGGTGACGGACAAAAACTCATTTCGCATCACTGATGCCCAACTCAACGATGAACGGCTGCTCAACGCGCTCCACAACGCAGTTGGCGCACGATCCAAGATTCCAGTCGAACAGGCTCGCTATGATCGGCTCATTGGCGAATACAAAGCCAAGCAAGCGGAACTGGTGTTGATTAACGCTTCACCATTTGAAGTCAGTCAGCTTGATGACGAGATTGCAGATGCCGAGTATCATCGCTGGCTGGTCGCTCAACAATTGAACCGGGCCGCCGATGCCGCTCAGACTCGTCTTGAATATCTTCAAACGCTCAATACGCCCGAAATGCAGGCCTCCGAGCTTGACCTTTGCTCTGATGGATTGGCCGGACTGCTCCATTGGTGGCGAGTGTGGGCATGGACTGCTGACCCCAGGCCGGATGCTCCGCTGACTTTCATCCCCTTTCTGCCTTTCCAGTTTCAGGAAGACGCAATTACGTGGTTATGGGAACTGGTGAATGTGAAGATGCGCGATGGACATTTAGACAAGTCACGCGATTTGGGCGCGTCGTGGATCGCCACAACATTTGCTGCCGCTTGCTGGCTCACTGCAAAGCCGGATCAACCGTTTCTCTGCACGTTCGGTTCTCGCAAAGAGTTGTTTGTAGATGTGGTCGGTGATGGCGATACGTTGTTGGAAAAGATCAGGATTACGCTCCGACTCGTACCTGGCTGGATGCTGCCCAAGGGCTTCTCAATGGCGAAGGATGCGCCAACGCTCAAAATCAAGAATCAGGTCACTCAATCGTTTATCAAGGGCGAATCGGCCAACGATGATTTTGCGCGTGGTGGTCGTCAGACGCTGGTCGTATTCGATGAAGGTGCGGCTTGGCCATCTGGCGGATTTGCTGCTTGGACTGCGGCATCTGAATCGGCGCGCACTCGGCTGATGATTTCCACGCCGCAAGGCAAGTTCAACAAGTTTGGCGAATTGAAGGATGACACGCACATTCCCCATTACTCGATGAAATGGGATCAGCATCCGTGGAAAACGCAACAAGCTTACGAGATTGCAAAGCGCCGGTTGTCTGCGGTCGAACTGGCTCAAGAGTGGGACTTGGACTACGAAGGATCGGTTGCTGGTCGTCTGCTGGCAATGTTCTCCGAGCTTTGCTCGGTCATCACATGGTCGGAGTTCGTCAAAGTCTTTGGGAAGGATGCGTTGACGGAAGACGGATCACCACGAATCCCAAAGGGTTGGCGGCATACAGTGGCTCACGATTGCGGGACAACTGATGACCATCCGAGCGTCATAATTGCAGCGGCAATGAGTCCGGCAAACTCTGTGCTGCCTCGTCACCTATTCCTGCACACTCAATTGTTTCACGGCGAGGGCGCGCATCCGTTGATTCTGGCTCCGCTCATCAAGGATGCGCTCAAGCTGTACGTGAAAGACGGCGACATTGAGCGATGGCTTATCTCGCACGAAGCTGGAGCCGAAATGTTGATCTACAATCAGGAATTCGGCTTGCCCTTCAGAAAGTGGGACACAGAAGCCGGTTACACGTTCGGTTATCCCCAGACTCAGCATTACTTCACGCCTTACCCTGGCAAGAATCCATTCAGGCCAGAAGTCGAGGGCCATCCGCGCGCGTTCATTATCGTGGAGGATCGGCAAGGCTCCCTGCTCACTGGTGATGATGGGAAACTTCGAGTAAGTCCACCGATCAACAATGAGGGCGGATTCAAGCGCACACGCGAGGAACTGCCACGAATCCACATTCCACAATCAGAAGCTGGGAAGCCGGTCAAAGCTCAGCGGCATTTCAAGAAGTTCGATGATGCGTTTGATACTGTGCGCGCAATAATGGCTCAGATGCCGTCAATGGTGGGATTGACTGATGCGGAGAGGATTCAGCAGAGGTTGCGGGCTGAGTTCAAGGCGCAACAGGCGAATGAGACGATGGCGGAGCATCAGTACACTGCCTATTACGCCTATCAGGAAGAAATGGACAGAATCACGAAAGATGTGGAGCGGGAGAATATGCCCTCACGTCCTAATGCGGGTGGTCGGCCTATTCAGACTTTTCGGGATCGTCGGGGCTGATAAGGAATGCGGCAACGATCATCACGGCAGATGCGCCTACCAAAAAGCCTACAACGAGTGCGGCGATGATGAGCATGATGTCTCCTATATTCCGAAAGTGTTTTTAATTGAAAACTCGATGGCGTAAGAGTCAGTGCGGTCGGTGTTGAGTTTACGATTGATTGGTGTGTTGAAGGTCAAGCCGGTTCCTGCACCTTGTGGGCGTCCAGTCCCCTTGCGTTTGGGCTTAGCCTTGAACGGTGATTTTGCGCGAAGTTCTTGCAGCTTGCTCAGTTTCTTTTTTGGCATAATTGTAGTTCCTCTTCGATCATTTCTTGATTATCCTTTTTGCTCTGTTCATTCCCTTTGGTGGTTTAGGCCAGTCTTTCAGCCCAAACGCGACAGCCAGCGTGTTTTCCATAACCCAACTCAGTGTTTGTTTTGAGTCCCTTGCTGCCTGCTTCAATGTGGCGAGTAGGTCAGGATCAAGATAAAGGTTGGTGTGGACTTTGTTGTGTTTTGCCATAGCAAGATTAAACCATAAAGTGGTTGTATCGGTCAACGTCTTATGGTAGATTGTGGTTGCTTGATGATCTTTTTATGGATTGCAGCAAATCCTCGATGTTGGCGCGACGCATGCTCGACAGTCGCAGAGGCAAGGGCAAGGGGTGGGATTTGAGGTAAGCGCGAATCGGGCTAAGGGTGCGCTGTTGCTGCAAGTTTTATCGACAATCTTTTATGGAGGTACAAGCCAATGAACTATTGACAACGGAATTTCTTGAGCAAGGGCTGGTCTACTGAAGTTGGCCAGCCCTAAATTCAACAAACAAATGGAGGCTTTTGGGAATGGCTACTTTATTGTTTATTTTCTCTGCCCTGGTTCGGTGGCCAGCGTCCAAACGCCGGAGCGTTAAGGGGGGGCAGTCATGAGCGTCAAATCTGTTTCTTATATTCAAGCAGTAAAAAATAAACCTGGACTTTTAATTCACTTGGCATTGTTCGGAGTGATGTGCGTATTAAATCACGGTGTATGGGAGTCTTTAGACGAAGTGCTGCCAGAAAGCTCGTCTTTAGGTCACAAGGCAATTATTGGTGAGTCAATTACCGTGTTTATCGTGATTGTGATGGCAGTGCGCGGAACCGCTGCGGTTGTAAAGCGAGCGTTGATTTTGCTGGTCGCAGCAACAGTGCTGACCGTTTTTAATTTTGGCGTTCACTGGTTCTATTCGCGGGATTTAGCGATGGCCAATAAGTATGTTGGCTTTCAGAATGGACAAAAAGCGGTGGAAAATGAACTGGCCAATGCTCAGGCAGCGCGTGTGGGTGAAGTTCTGGGCAAGCTGACAGAATTCAATAACTCACAGGCCAAATTATCAAGAGAAGATCAGGCTTACTATAATCGAACCGGTCAAAAACGGAATCGAAAAGTCCAGTCAGCGCCGGATATAGGTGCTTTAGGGATCATAACGCAGGCTTCGCCAACTCCAACTCCCCAGTCCGCATTGTTGGGTGGTACACAAAAACAACCCGTTGATGTCGTGAAACCTCTGACGCCTGAGGAGGTCCCTGTTAAGTGGTCGCCGTGGTTTTTGTTTGGGGCGTTAGCTGTGTTGGCTGTCGTGTTTTGTGGAGCTACGTATGTGGCCGCGACGTGGGAATGGGATGTAAACGCCAATGGAATACCCGATCACCTTGAAACGGGAAAAGCGTAGCGCCGAAAGAGAAAAAAGTGTCACTTGTGGAGCCGGAAAGATTATCAGCGCGAGTGACAATGCCGTTCACTACGGCATCTCTTTCGGTGCGACCCGCTGTTCCCGCAACTGCTCCCCTTTCGGCGCGAACGGTCAAAGCGACTGCTCCCCTGGTGTTCAAGCCTCCAAGTATGGGCAAGTATGTTTATTGGGATGTTCGGGCTTCGGGCTTCCGGTTGGAGTACAAGAAGCGCAACGCTTCCCAGGTCAGCAAAAAGCCAGTCGGGTTTGATTACCTCTACTTCGGGTACTGGTCGAGGGCTGATATGCTGGCACTGATGACCGAACTCTCCCCTGATGAACTGATAAAAGTGCTTCACTACGAGGCAAATCGAACCGCCAAAAAATTCTTAGAACGGCAAAAGGAGCGCGAAAAAAATGGCAACACTGCCTGACGATTTCCCAGTAGTGACACACGATGAACTGTTAGCGACCATTGCCGAGGTCTTCAGAACCGGCGCTAACGAGATTGATCCGCGAGAAATTTTTGAAAATTGTGGCGATGATTTTGCGGGTGTTCCTGAGTGTTCCCCGAAAAATGTTTCCACAATGTTTCCACACGATAAATCAACAACTTAGCAAATGTTTCCACAAAATGTTTCCACAAAGAAAAGCACGTTAATAACATGCCTGTGGAAACATTATAATTTGACTGGAAACATTTCTTTGGTAAGGGAATTGCAGGATGGAATCTTACTTTGGAGTGTTCACTTTCGTTACAGGCATCTTAGTCTTGCTTGCTTTGGGACTGCGTAACGAAAAAACGGGGTTCACGAAGTTGCTGAACTTCATAACCACTGACTGCTTGGTAGTCTGGGTAATCTGGGCTATCGTGCTTTTTTCATCAGGGAGTTAATTATGGCAAGAACAAGCGTAGGCGATGAAGTGGGTGTCCCGATTGGGTTGGACGAAACAGTTCAATTAGGGACGCTCGCAATGGGCGAAATTAACGAGAAGTTTCCGGCTGCGTTGAAGGATGCGGTCGAAAATATCCTTTCCTTCGATTATCCTGGCAAGACGAAGCGCGAAATTACGATTAAGGTCACGCTCGCGCCGAGTGATGATCGGTCGCGGGCTGATGTCGAAGTTGGAGTCACAACCAAGTTGGCTCCGCGAACTCCTGCGACAACAAAACTCTATTTTACTCCGATGGCTGGCGAAGTGGTTATCAGCGAAGATAATCCCCAGCAGGCGCGTTTGGAATTCAAATAATTTCTCAGGCTTGGTGATTGCGGCTGCCTGTCACAGGGCAGGAAGGGAATTAGGCACTAAACGCTGATTAAGTTCAGTAACGCAGAAAGCCTCCCAATGCTGGGCGCGCAAGCATCGCAATCACCAATTCAAATTCGCTCTGCCTGCTACCTATGGGGGCGCTGTTGAGAGGCCGTTGCAGGCAGAATTTGGCTCTTTTTGATTTTTGCCAGTGTAGCTTAATGGTAAAGCCTGATGATGCGACATGATCGCACGGTTTCAGCGATTTCGGTTCAACTCCGAACACTGGCTTTCTGATCTTTCAAGTGATGAAAAATGTCTGGGAAGTTCTTAACGATCTATTGCCAGAAGCCACAATCCTGATGTAAGCTTTGGGCAATTAGCGGCACGTAGATATGGCTGAGGGCGCCGCTGAACGGAGAGGGGCGAAAGCACTTCTCCAAGTCTCCAAGAAGAAAGCGTTAGGCGAGTGAGGCGTCTAACGCTTTTCCCTTTTTGAGTGTGCGGCGTGGATGGACACGTACCGTAGAGAATACTTCTACAACGGCGGGAAGCAGCGACACCGCGACTGTGAGCTATAGCGATATGCTTCATCACAATTGCTGCTCATTCGCATGCGCTTAATGCGATCAATCACAGAGTCAGTATTAAGCCTGACCACACTCAAATCAATTTCCCTTTTGCAATCTGAACTTCTTTGCATACAATGCGGTCGCGGGGCTACAGGGGACAAACTATGCCAACATTTCCAGCATTCCGACAACGCCTCGATCAAATCAACAAGCCTCTTTATGCGGGTGTAGCCGAGACTCCAATGGAGTTTGGCATGCCGATGGGTGGGCCAAGCCAAAATCCGATGCGCCGTCGTCGGCCAATGGGGACTGACGGGCAAGCTGTCCCAATGATCCAGCCGCAACAACAAGCCAATCCATCAAGCGAATTGCCAATGTCGTCAGGAACTGGCGCGGCTCCGGCTGCCACGACTGGTCGTTCAATGATGGACGCAATTAAGAAAAAAGTTGCTGGCGAAGTTCGGTTTGAAGATATTTCGCCGAAGATGGAAGAGATTCCCGGTACTCCTGCCTTCAATCCGAAAGAGGTCAAGGGAGTGGGTGGACGGATCAAGGCCGCGTTTCAAGCTGCTGGTGCTGCGTCACAGATGAATCCCGGTTCGCCTTACGCTGGGTTGGTCGGTCTGGCTGCTGGCGCCATTAAACCTGGTATCGCTCAGGGCTTAGATTATCAGTATCGTGTTTTGCCGGAAGCGCATCGGCGCCAGGCTGAAGTAATGCAGCGGAACGACGCGCGGCAGAAGTCTTTTGGGATTGAGTTACAAAACCGCGAACGTCTGGCCAAGATCAACCAGATGAACGATCCTGAATGGTCGTCGGTCGCTGGGGGTGAGTATCCGTCGCTCTACGATAAGCGATCAGGTGAGACTCGTCAGGTGATGGGGCCGGATGGAACGCCGCTCAAGAATGCCAGTATTTTGAATACCGAGACTCGTACAGAAAGCGCCGAAGAGATTGCTCACAAAAAGCGGTTGGCGGATGCTGAGCGTGATGTGGCCAAGAAACAAGCGGACCTTGAAAAAGCACAACAACGGTTTGAATTTGACAAAGAAAAGCAGGAAATGGAAGCGCGCCATCGCAAGGAACTGGAAGAATTAAGGCAGTCTGGCCAAAATAAACGAGCTGGCCAAAGTAATGCAGTTCGAGTGTCGGAAGGGGAGAAAAATCGTAAGCTCCGCAAGGAAATTGCCGACAAGAAAACAGGTCGCGGTCGGGGGGCGTCTGATGAACCGACAAAGCCAATTGAGCGATTCCCGAACATTTTTCAGACTCCACAAAATCAGTTTGGATGGCCTCCAAAGGGCAACAAACTTCCGACAAATTAACCAAACTTTAGGGGGCTTATGGGAAGCGTAGGAAAAATCAAAATACCAACTGCTTATTTGGGACTGTTAGCGATGATCATCGCTATGAATGGCGATGCAGAAGGCAAAAAATATCATTCTGCTACCGTTGAATTTTTAAGGTCTCAAGGTTTCAATGAGCAAGCAGATGAGATTGATGTTGACGAAGTAGATTGGATGGTGACTCTATTTCTAAACAAAGAACTGCCCACAAAATAACCAATTATGCCATTTCAGGATTTCACACGTCGTCTACAGGGGACTCCGCAACCGCTTACGTTGCCGGAATATGATCTTCCAACGCAGATTGAGCCGGTTGACGATCATCAAGTTGCTGTCGAGAAGATTTTCGGTAAGTCCCGCCCAAACTTTGCCGTAGATGTGCCTGATAACTGGAATGTAGAAGAACAAAAGCCACAAGCTCAGCCTGGGAAGCCGCCCAAGTATCGCACACTAAAAGATTTACTGCCCAAACGACAAGCGAAAGCCAAAACGGTCAGCGCGAAAAAGCCGGGTGCGAATACTGGCACGATGTCGGGAACGGTGACAGCTCGCAATCCGTTGACCGGATCGGCATTCGATCCACGTCCAAAAGCAAAAAATGAGTTTGATCTGTCTTTTGGCGGGCCAACTGAAGCTGAACAGATGGCTGAGCGCGCATTGGTCGCAAGCGGTGAATCTGTTGGCAGGGATACCAGTCGGAAGCGGTCATTGTTGCAGAAAATCCAAGATCAGCAAGCGATAGAAGCAGGCAACAGAGCGCGGAACGAGAAAGCGCAGTTATTGAAGCTTGAAGGCGTTGACACTGGACAGACTCATATCCCGGTTGCTGAAATTGAAAGGCAAATGGACTTGCAGCGTATGCGGCGGCAAGTCGAATCCGAAAATCCGTTAACCAGATTTGGGCGACGATTCCTGACAACGGCTGCGGGCGGGCTAAAGCCTGATGAGGAATTCATCAATGCGCCGGTCGGTCGAGTTGATGACGCAATCAGCAGTGTAATGGATTCCGCGACTCGTGGTTTGGCTTCGATACCTGAAGGATTCGGGCGTATTGCTGACTACGTGATGAACTCGGACACGCTGGAGGCAACAAAAAGCTTGGCTCAGCTTGCCAAAAACCCGAATCTAACGCCAGAAGAACGCGCCAACATTCAGGCGCGGATAAGCCAGTTGCACGGTAATTTGTCGAAAGTCGGAGATTACGTTGAGCCAATCAGCAAAGCTGGCGATGCGGCTGCGAAGGGACTTTATCCGCGCGATCCAAATGCGAAAGAGACAGTCAATCCATTAAATGCGGATTTTTGGTCGCACACGTTGCCGGGGGCTGCTGGCTCAATGTTGCCGTTTATGGCTGCCGGTGGTGTGGGGAATGCGCTCAAACTGTCGCCAAGACTGGTCGCGGGTGCTGCTGGTGCTGCGATGGAAGTCCCTGAAGGGTATCATGGGGCTCGCGCTGGCGGTGCGACTCCTGAACAGTTGCAGCAAGTGACTGCGACACGGATTGCGTCGGGCGGCATTGAAGCTCTTGGTGCTGAATCGCTGCTGGGCGGTGTCGGTAAGAAACTGGAAGGCAGCATGTTCGGCCACGTTACCAAAGAAGGTGTGGTTGAAGCTGTTCAAGAAGGCGGTCAATCAGCCACAAGCGATTTGGGCGACAAGTATTACGCCAAAACGAAGCCGGAACTGACGGCTGGCCAGATTACGATGAACGCGCTGCAAAACGCTGTTCCTGCGCTGTTCCTGGGTGCTGGTGGTGGGGCAATGGGCATTCCGGCTCACCTGGCAGAGCAAAAGCAAAAACAGATTGCCCAACAAATCGAACAACTGGCGACAACACAGCCTGACCATCCAGTAGCGCAGACGATTGCGGCGGTCGGGATTGATCCGACAACGGTGTCGCAGGCTGAGGACAAAGCTGTCGAAGAATTGAGCGTCCGTCTTGAAGCGATGGCGCGGATGGACAGCCAGATTCAGCAGCTTCAGGGACAGCAGGCCCAAGTCCAACAACAGATTTTGAATGTTCAGCAGGCTCAACAGATGGGCCGAGTCCCTTCAACTGTGGACGCTCAAGCGGTTCAGCAGGCTCCGGTAGTCGAGCAACAGTTGGCCGAAGCTCAGGCTCAGCAAGCCGCAATTGTGGAAGAGTTGAAGCAGAACGTGTCGCCGCTGTTCAAGAACTTAGCGAAAGCGATTGGGCAGTCTGACGCACAGCCACTTGAGGACATTGCTGACGATCCAACCGCCAACCTGCTGACCGAAGTTCGCAAAGCTGGCGGGATTTCAGCGAGTGATGGAACTGTTGAAAAAGGCGAACTTGACAGGCTTGGTATCAAAGAATCTGGGACAACGGGACTCATAAGCCGAACTGGTGGCGAATCAGCCGATTTGCTGCGTGAACAGATGGTGTCTGAAGGGCTGTCTACTGCGGAAACGCCGCAAGAGTTTATTGGCGAAGTGGAAGCCGCGACGAAGAGGAAAAAGACGGAAGCCCAGTCTTACGCTGATTACCAGCGCAGCCAGATGACCGAACAGGAAGCGGCTGACAGCGATAAACTTGATGAAGTGCTAGCTGATAACGCGCATCCATTCACGCAAGTTTACCGGGCATTGGACAATCCCAAAACGATCTTCACGAAAGAGCTGGCCAGAAAATTTGACGCTGCGGCACAAAAAGCCGGGTTTTCTGACGATTTCATTGAACGGTCATTGATCGAATTTGAGCGGCAGCGAGCGGCGGTTGTGCCAGGGAAAGCCGATGATGTTTCGGATAATCGCTCAATGAAACCTGCTGAGCCTGGGGTTTCGATGTCGCCCTACAAGGTGCTGGAAGCGAACAAGAAAGACCTGTTAAAGAAGCTTTATGACACCAACCTGAACTCGAAAGACGGTATTGACGGCGTCAACGAACTTCGTGACTGGGCGCGGGCGAACGGCATCGAACAACGGCACGTTTCCGCACATATTTCTGACATTCAGAACTGGCAAAAAAGGTATGGCGTTCCCCAAAATCCAAGTACTCAGCCCACGGTGAAGCAGTCCCAAGCCGAGACTGTGCCGGTTAAGGCTGAATCTGCGACTCCGTCATCAGGATTCAGCCAAGAACAGCGCAAACTGCTTGGAAAGGATCACACGAATCTGCTGGATTCTGAATTTGATGAATACATGGAGCAGATTGAAAACCTTCAAAATATGTCTGTTCGCGGGAAGGAATTCGGCGGATTCGACATTAGCGAGGCTGAGCGCAAGGGTTTGGTGTCGAAGCTGATTGAGATTCGCAAGGAACGCAAAAAACGAGTCAAAGCAAAGAGATTGCCAGCGTTGGGCGCTTCTCACACGAAGGCGACGGCTCCGAAGGCTGAACTTGGTCAGCAATTGGTTGAACAGGCTGCCGAGCGTGAAACAACTGATGTTTCACGTGAAACGGCGAATGTTCCACAAATTGAACAGGCTTTAGAGACTGGCGCTCCTGCTAATTGGCGCGGTGACCAAGCGAGGGAAGCAGCGGTTAAGAATCTTCTTTATCCGCTTTTGGGGAAAGATAAGGCAGAGACTGAGCGTGTTTTTGATGGACTGAAGCGTGGGTTGTCTGTTTCTGAAGCGGTGGCGAATGTTCCACAAGCTGCGACTGAAAAGGGCAACGGGGGAGTGGATGTTGCTGTGCCGTCTAACTCAAGTCGTCGGCCAGAATATCAGGTTGTTGAATCTCAGAAAGAAATTGGGGACACGGATTCCGAGTTGCGTCCATTGCCGAAAGTCGGGGATGTTAAAAAGCTGGAAGAAGGCAAAAAGTACAAACTTGATCGGATTCAGCGCATTGGGGAGCTTGATTTCGAATTGTGGGAGTCTGACGGCAAATGGACAATGGTCACTCGTGATGCTGAGTCCGGCGAAGTCTTTGACGGATCAGTCGTCACTGGAACAAATGCGGATGTGATGAAACGACGCTACCGCGCCAAAACGGAACAAGCGCGGTTTTCGTCAACGGATGCGCCTCAGACGTTGGGTGAATCGTCTGATGTGCAAGCTGCGGAAGTGGAACCAGTAGACCGGGGGGAACCTGCTGAAAAAGCTGCCGCGGCGAAATCAGGGAAGGTGGAACAGGACGGGGATGCTCCATCTACCTTCCCTGATACTCGATCTGAAAAAGATGCTGATAGGTTCAAGCCCGAACAGTTTATCCAGTTGGCTGCTGATTCAATCGAACAACTGCGAGAGCAGGATGTCTTTCGTCTGTTTGATGAAGCTTTGCCGCGTCATCATGCTGCATTGCGAGATTACATCGCCGACAACCGAAAAGACTTGGCCAAAGAAGTTGATGCTATTTTAGCAGAATTGCAGCCAACAGGCGTAGAATCTGCCAAGGAGGTAACCGATGAACGACCTACTGTTAGCGCAAGACCTGATGAAGTCGGACAACCTGACGGAGCCGGAAGCGCTGGAGAAAGCTCAGCAACTGAGAGTGAAAGCGAACAACCGAAAAAAACAGACGGGAGAAAGTCTGGATCAAGCCCTGCTCGAAATACTTCACGAGGAAAGCGAAGAAGACTACGAGCCGAAACCGCTTCGCTCTTTGCCGACGACGAATTACAGCCAAGCGATGAACAGAGCCGCGTCGAAGGCGATAAGCAACTTGCACAAGTAGAAGAACTGACTGAGCCGATTGCTGCTGCTGAAACCGTTGTTCAGGCTGCTGCTGAAAATGTCGAGCCTGAGCCAGTCCCAGAAGTTGAAGCTGAGCCAGAACCCAAACCGAAGCCAGTCAAAACAAAACCGCAACCGCTCTCTGTCCTGACCGGGGCGAGTTTTGCGATAACTCCTGAAATTGCTGACCGAATCCGCTCTGGTGGGGCTGTCACCAAATACAAGCAGAACATTGATGCTGTCAAAACGATGCGCCAAATCGTGATGGAAGGTCGGCGAGCTACTGTAGAAGAACAGGAAGCGATGGCTCTTTACGCTGGCTTTGGTGGCATAAAAGACTTGTTTGCGCCTCCATATCAAAATTACAAAGAATCTCAGCGGTGGTACGAACGCCAGAAAGAACTGAAAGAACTTATCGGCGAGGATGCTTACAAGGCCGCGTCTGCTTCGACAAAAAATGCCCATTTCACTGACCCTCAGATTGTTGATCGGATGTGGACAATCGCCGAGAAGCTTGGTTTCACGAGAGGCCGGATGCTTGAGCCGTCAATGGGCAGTGGTAACTTCTTCGGCCTGGTTCCAGCGCACTTGAGAGATAAGACTACGTTTACAGGTGTCGAACTGGATAAAACAACCGGCCAGATGGCGCAATTGCTTTACCCAGATGCGAACATTCACGTTCAAGGCTTTGAAGACTTTAACGCGCCAGACAATTTCTTTGATCTGGCGATGGGCAATGTTCCGTTCGGTGAATATCGAATCTCGGACAATCGCTACAACAAACTCCTGCCACAAATTCACAATTATTTCTTCTTGAAGGCGCTGGACAAGGTTCGTCCTGGCGGCCTGGTGATGTTCATTACTTCGACTGGAACGATGGACAGCAAACGGGGGGAAGTCGTCAGAAAAGAACTGGCTAAACAGGCTGATTTGGTGACGGCAATTCGTTTTCCGGCTGAAACCTTTGGAAAGACTGCGCTGACTTCGGTTGTGACCGATTTGATTATCCTGCGAAAGAGAATGCCGGGTGAAGTGTCCAAAGATCAGATGGCCGCACCGTTTGAGTGGGAAACAGATGTTAAAGGTGGAATGTCGGCCAGAGTGGGGCCGATTACTTTGGGCATCCTCCCTTACGGGAAAGGTCAATTTGAAGCCTATCAAGGCGAAAAAAATCTAGGTGTTTTCAAGTCTCAGGAAGCTGCACAAGAAGCGTTGATGGAGGCGGTCAATAAAAGCTCCCAGAATGTTCCAGTTGCTCCGTTGTGGACAAAAACGGCGAAAGTTCCTGACCCACGAGGATTGGCTTATGCGCCTGTTCAGGTCAATAGTTGGATGGCCGCGAATCGTCAGAACATGCTTGGTGACTTCAACGGCGAAAATCGCATGTACCCTGGCCGCGCGAATGTTGATCGAACTGACGACTTTGAACAGCGATTTACTGAAGCGATTGCAGCACTTCCAAGCGGCATAATGACCGACTACGCTCCGTCTGCGCGAGTGTCAGCGCGCGAAGCTGGGGTTAAGTTCAAAGATGGCGGTTATGTCGTCAAAGATGGCCAGTTGATGCAGAACGTGTCTGGTGGTCTGGCTGAAGTCGAAGGAACGCCGGACAGGATTCGCCGCGTTGAGGGTTTGATTGCGATTCGTGACGCTTTTGACGCTCTCATTGATGGCGAGATGGGCCGCGCACCGATAGGAACGGCCAGAAAAGACTTGAATTCAGCCTACGATAAGTTTGTTGGCAAGTATGGCCCGATAGGCGACAAAAAGAATCGTGAAGCGATGGCTGGCGACCCTGACCTACCGCGCTTGATGGCTCTTGAGTCCTACGATTCAAAGAAAAAAACAGCGAAGAAGCAGCCAGTTTTTACGAAAGCGACGGTTGTTGGCAGCTTAGCGTTCAGCAAGCCCGCGAATGTAGAGGAAGGTGTTGTTAAATCTTTTCAGACACGCGGGGAAATAATCCTTTCCCAGATTGCTGCTGATTTGGGACTTGATGAACAGACCGTAGCCGAAGAGATGGTTGCAAGAAAGATTGCTTTCCAGACTCCGCAAGGTAACTGGGAACTGGCCGCCCATTATCTTTCTGGGAATGTTCGGCGAAAGTTGGCCGAAGCGAAAATTGCCGCTGCGTCGGATTCCTTTTTTCAAGCAAATGTTGACGTTCTTGAAAACGTTGTTCCGCGCGATATTCAGCACACTCAAATTGCGGTTGAAATGGGTGCTCCTTGGATGGAGCCAGATGTGATTTCGCGCTTTGTGGCTGAATTGTTTGGTGATGATCCGTCATCTATCAGGGTTCACTATGACCGAAAGCTCGGATCATTCAATGTCGGGATGGATGCTTCCGCAAGGGCAAAGGCTTCATCGCAAGCAATGACAACTTGGGGGACTCCGAGCGCGCCTTTCTCTGATTTGCTTGATCTGGCCTTGTCTGGAAAGTCTGCAAGGATTACTGAGACAATGAGAAAATTTGACGGTACTACTATTCAAGTCTTTAATCCTGAAAAAACTCAAGCCGCAAATACAAAGCTTGAAGCAATCAAGAAGCGTTTTAGAGAATGGTTGTGGGAGAACGACGAACGGCGCGAACGGTTGCTCAATCGTTACAACGATCTGTTCAATTCTCAGCGACCAGCCGAGTACGATGTCAAGTTTATGCTTGATGAGACTGGTGGTGGGACTGTCCCTGGCTTGGCAGCGCACATAAAGCTTCGTGAACATCAGGTTGCGGCTGTGTTTCGTGCTGTGATTGAGAAGCGCGGATTGTTGGCTCACGAGGTTGGGTTGGGCAAAACTTTGGCGATGCTCGCGTCGGCCAGTGAGTTGAAACGAATGGGAATTGCCCGTAAGCCAGCGATTGCAGTTCCGAAAAAGGTCATAAACGCTTTTAAGAATACGGCTCGTGATGCCTTCCCATTGATGAAGGTTCATGTCATAGATTCAAGTGATGCCCAAAAGCGCAATACTTCAATGAGTCAGGTAGCGACTGGTGATCATGACCTTATTCTGATGACTCACGACAACATGGACATGCTCAAAATGAAGCCAGAATTTGAAGCTGAAATGATTCAGATTGAGCTTGATGAGGTTAATGTTGCTTACAACGCGATGAAAGCCGAAAAAGGCGCGGCGGCGTCGTCAAAGCGAGTGCTGAAACAGATTGAAAATCGTCGCTCCAAATTGGAAGCCAAAATCAATGATGCCCTGAAGTCTGAGCGAAAAGACGATGCAATTAGCTTTGAGGACACTGGAATTGATTTTCTGTTTGTGGACGAGTTTCACAAGTATAAATCTCTCCCGGTGGTAACTGCGCTTGGTCAGGTCAAAGGTGTCCCGACTGGTGATAGTCAGCGCGCATTAAATATGTTGATGCGCGCTCGTTATCTCCAACGAATTCAGAATGGTGGTGGTTTGATTGCCGCGACTGGAACGCCGGTAAGCAACACATTGGTTGAAGCCTGGATCATGGCGAAGTTTCTTCAGCCTGATTTGCTGGAAGAATCTGGCGTTGAATCCTTTGATGCGTGGGTTAGGCAGTTTGCCGAGACTGTGCCAGCATTGGAAATGGGTGCAACCGGTGAATGGAAAACTGTTTCGCGCATGTCGAAGTTCAAAAACCTGCCAGAGCTTCAAGTGATGTCCCGAATGACACTTGATGTCAAAACAGCCAAAGAGACAGGCATTTTGGACGTTCGACCAAAGCGAATTGATAAAGTTATTCAGGTTTCACAAACGGAAGCTCAAGCCGCGTTTATGCAGGTTCTAAGGGAACGTGCGACTGCAATCAAAAACCGATCAGTCGAGCCTTGGCAGGATAACTATCTTGTTTTGACTTCTGACGGCATGCAAATGGCTCTTGATCCGCGAATGGTGCTGCCTGGGTACAAAGAAGAGGGTGGTAAGATCAAAGCCTTGGCCGAGAATGTTGCTCGTATCCTGAAAGAGAAACCCGGCAATGCTCAGATGATCTTTTGTGATTCCGGTGTGGCTCCGAATGCCTGGGGCTTTCACCTGTACGAAGAAATTATCAAGAAGCTTGAGGCTGGCGGCATTCCGCGTGACAAGATTATAAATTTCTCCAAGCTGGATACCGATAAAAAGGTTGAAAACGCTGTTGCTCGTTTGAACAGTGGTGAGGCTCTGATTGCTCTTGGTCATCGTGAGAACATGGGAACGGGCATCAATGCTCAGAAGAAGTTGGCGGCAGTCCATCAGTTTGATGTGCCGTGGAAGCCTGCTCTTGTCGAACAGTCAGAAGCGCGGGCTTGGCGTCAGGGCAATGAAAACAAAGAGATTGAGATTTTGCCTTATGTGACCACAGGCTCATTTGATGGCGTAAAGTGGTCAACGATTGCGCGGAAACAACAGGGTATCGCGGCGTTTATGCAGAAACCTGGCGAAGATGCCGCGCGCGAATGGGAAGACAGTGATGATGATTCGTTGAGTTACGACCAGATTGCGGCTGCTGCTTCTGGTGATGGCGACTATCTGCGAAAAGCTGAGTTGGATGCGAAAGTTTTTAAGCTTTCGATGATGCAACAGGCTCACGATTCTGAAGCTTTAACACGTAAACAGGAAATCCCGCGAATTATTGATCGGATTGCGGCAATGGAACGGCGAGCGGATCAGGTTGAACGGATAGCAACGGCAGCAAAGGCTATTAAAGAGAAAGAGTTTGCCTACCAGAATACGAAGAAAGAGACGATAGAAGATCGTAAAGACGCTGCTAAAGATATTTCATCGGCTTATCTGTTCAGCAAGGATAAGCATGAAAAAACCGTGCTTGGTTATTACAAGGGCTTGAGGTTGATGGACGATGGCTGGGGTAACTCTGATATTGAGATGCCGATTGAAGGCTCCGAGATTGCAAGTATCAAGTTTAATGTCAATACAACGGAGTTTTCCGGTACTCTTCAGTCAATTGAACAAAGGATCAGCGGGTTAGCCTCTGATGCAGACGCAAAGCACATTAAGGAAGTGGTTATACCTGGGTTGCAGGACGATTTAGCCAAGCTTCAAGCTGTTACCGATACTCCATTCCCGTTTACTGAACAATTGCAGAAAACTCGCGCTCAGTCGGATGCAGTGAATAAACGACTGAAGGCAAAAGAAGCTGAGAGTACCGAAGAAGGCGAACCGCTTCAGGCCAACGGAGTTGACGTTCGTGCTGTCTCTGCTCTTGGTCGTCAATTGCGTCGTGATTTGCGCGAAAAAGCCATCAAACCATCTGATGTCGAGGGTATTCTGGAAAAGAGATTGCCGGAAATTGAAGAAGCTGCCAAAGATCAGATGGAAGTTTGGAAGGCGTTTCAGCGTCGTAAAGCTGAAGATTTTCTTGCCGATTACGAAGGCGACACTGGGCTTGCTGGAATGGCGATTACCGCGAAGTCGGCAAACAAGGTGCAGGCTGCTTACGATCCTGAAATTGATGCACCATCGTCTATGCCGCCGCCAGCGTCGAGGCGGACGCGGGAGAGCGTTGAAAGCTCGCCAGAATTTAAGCGATGGTTTGGTGATTCCAAGGTTGTTGATCGGGCTGGAAAGCCGATGCCTCTCTATCACGGCACACAGGCCCGAAACGAGATTGAAGCTGTTGATCCGTCGCGTTTCCTGACTGGCTCACACTTCGGGCCTGGTTTCTACATGGCCGAATCGCCAGAGATTGCGTCACAAGGCTACGCTGAAGGGCATTTGCATCCTCGTGGCCAAGAATCAGCCGGGACTCCATCGGTCTACAAACTTTACGCCAGAATCGAAAACCCGCTTGATGTGAACAGGCCAGCAGAGCCAAAGATGATTGCGGCTGCGTTTGGAAGTCCAAATGTTGATCTGGAAGAAATGGGCTTTGGGAGCCGTCCAACCAACGAAATGATGTACAAGCAGCTTGCGAAGCGCCTGGGCGATGACAAAGAGGCAGTCAATCAAAAGCTTCAGGAAATGGGCTATGACGGCATTACCCGGCTAAATCGTGCAAGTAACGAATCGCCTGAGCATCGTGAGTGGGTAGTGTTTGATCCCAGACAGGTGAAGTCGGCAACGGGCAATCGTGGAACTTTTGATGATTCAGCCAACCTTTCGACCTCGCGCCGAGAAGCAGGCGGGCCAGCGAGCAAGTTAGCGAATCCCTACGATGTTTTCAGTAATTCACAGGCAATCGTCAAGTATCGTGGAAGCCGTGGCGCACGAATGTACGTCAATGATTACGCGCGTTCTATTCTTGGAGCTTCCCTTACTGAAGTGTTCGGTGATGACCACTCCAACGTCAACGCAATCAATCTGAGTCGGGATGAAGTCTCGCAAATTGCGACATACCTTGAAACTGCGTCGAAGCAGCTTGGAACATCAGCCGAACCTGGTTCAACTGCTGAACATCGTCAAGGCGCTGAGCAATTCGTAACCGAACTCCGCGATTTACTCAAAGCGAATCCGAAGCAGCGTACATTCAACATCGTGGACGTGACGGCTTATGAATCTCGTCAGCAATCCGGCATTCGATCAGATAGAGAACGTGCCGCTGAAAATCTCAAAGGTGACATTCGGGAAGAAGGTTTCCACTGGTCGCAAAGAGAGGTCAGCGGGCAATCTGTGGCTCTGGTGGGATCATCGTGGGCGCAAAGCTCGAAAGGCTTTGGGAAGTATCGGCGGAAGTTGATCGAACTGGGTTATCCAGACGATCCTGAAACACTGGCGGCTGAGATTGCTGCCAAGATCGCTGCGGGTAAGTTCGATGATCTGGGCATCAGGACGGAAGCTGACCACGAACAAGCCCAAAACTGGCTCGCAAGTTATTTCGAGCGCGTGGCCGAGAAACACGGCATCGAAGCGTTAGAGAAGTTTGACCGGCTTTTACCGAAAGCAAAGGAAGCCAAAGCAAAAGGAGCGCAAAGTGTTAAAGAACGCCTTAGAGAGAGAATTGAACAAGAACAAGCCCAAAGTGGCGGAACCAACAGACCTCGCTCCCTTGGCGGCCAAAGCCAAAGAGTACGCGGAACTGATGAAAGCGGACAAAAAGACAGCGCGCAAGAAGTTCGTCGTCGGAGCGCGGACGAACCGTTTGAAAGCACGGAGCCAGTTAAAGGGCCGCAGCTCACAATTGACGAAAGAACCAACGCCGAAAACGTCCGTCGTCCCGGTGAAGAAGCGCCCGAATTTTCCAGTGTAAAGGGATCAGATGAACAGCAAGTATTGCCGGGTATTGAGCGACAAGATCGGCTCCGATTGAATGTCAGGGAGTGGCAAAACGAGATTACCGATAGAATAGAAGCTGCAAAAAAAGGCGTGTCTCTTGATTATTACCGAACGGAGCGCGAGGAAGGCACGAAAGCCGCTGTAAAGGCTCATGGGCGTCGTGGGGAAAAGACTGGATCAGTGCTGCGGTTGCCCTATGCAAAAGCCATTTCAATCAAGTCTAAGATTGGTTTGGTTAATGGGGCAAATAAATACCGAGTCCGTCAAGCTGAGTTCCTGAGCGGAATAAACACTTCATTGCAGAATGCGTTTATTGCTTCGGCTCAAATGAATCAGGCAAAGCCGGGAAGTCCGCAGTTTTTAGAAGCTGAAAAGGTGATGGATAAGGCTCGGCTCTCAATCGTGCGTGATCTGTCTCGCTTGAATCTGAAAAATACAATTGACACCGTGACAACTATTGCGAGAGCTTCTTTGCTTTCTGCCCCGCACATACCGGTTGCCAACATTGTCGAAGGGATTGCCTCGGCAACAGCCAATGAAGCAAGCAAGCTGTTTCGACCAATTTACAGCAAGATTTGGGCAAAGAAGTGGGGCATTGATACGAAAGCGCCGGGATTCAGTGCAGGGACTTTAATTCAGGCATCAAAGCAGGGAGCTAGTCTCGCTTTGGCTGATTTCAAAAATGCTTTCAAATATCACGCTTCAAAAGTGGATATGCAGATTGATCTTGCGAATCATGTGGTCGAAATGGAGCGCGACAAGGAAGACCGAAAATCTTTTTCTGTCTTGGGTGGAGTGGATAAATATGATTCTGGTGGTCGGCCTCGGACTCCGGTTATTGGCGATTTTCGTATTGGGGGTGGCTTTGATTTAGCACTGCAATTCGTTTTTGACCTTCAAGGTGCTGCCGATGCTCCGGTGCGGTCGTGGGTGTTTGCGCGGTCATTGGGCGCACAGGCAAAGCAGATTGCTGACAGTCAGGCAAAGGAGAAAGGTTGGAGCGATAAAGAACGAGATGATTATCAACAGGGGTTGATGAAAGACCCAACACCGTTGATGGTTGTGATTGCGGGCGCAGAAGCCAACAACGTAATTCATAATGAAGCAACAACTTTGGTTGAAGTTTTTAACAAAGGCAAGAATTATCTCAAGACAAAAAGTGCGCTGTCTAAACCATTGATCGGATTGCTCGATTTGGTTGTCCCGTTTACCAGAATTCCAGCCGCAGCGGCTAAAGCAGCGTTGTGGGATTATGCGCCGTGGGGTGGGCTGTATGAAGGCTTCAAAGGCGTGAAAGCCGCACAATTGTACAAAGACACAGGAATTGCTGTTGAGCCTGAAGAAGCCGCTCGCATGATTCGCACGATGGGACAAAGTACGGTAGGAACCTCGCTGTACATTTTGTTCGCTACTTTGGCAGCACAAGGGATGATTGGTTTTTTTGGCTCGCGTGATGATGATTGGCGTAAGGCTATGATGCAGGATCAGCTTGGCGAAGACCCTGGCGGTGTTACCGTAGGCGATGCTCAGATGTCAACGAAGCGATTGGGGCCAGTCGGTCAAGGTGTCGCAGTTGGTGGACAAATTGCGAAGGATTTTGAGCGCAGGGAAGGTGAAAAAGATGATGCTTATTCAAAACGAAAACGGTTGGCGATTCCAAATGCAGTAATTGCTCAGTTCCCTTTGTTGGATCGTGTGAAGCGATTAGTTGAAGATTATCAGCGAACCGGAATGGAAGGAACAGCGCGCGGACTGGCAAGGCCGTTTACGTCTTTGGGTGTTTTGCGTGATGTCGCTCAAGTGACTGACGATGTGAAACGTGATACGCAAGAAGAGGGGCGCACTTTTGTAGATCGCGTCATTGGGGAGGCAAAGACGGCAATTCCTGGAGTTCGTAATGAAATGCCGCCCAAGATTGGCCCAGCCGGGAGGCCGATGCCTCAATCTAATCCGTTTAATATCTTGGGATTAAAGCCACAAGTTCAAGACAGATCATTGAAGAAAGTGAAAGATATGGGTCTTGGGTTGAACTTGCCGAAGCGTGAGTCCGATGAATCGGCGGAAAGCTACAATGTGCGAGCGTCTATGGCTGGTGAGGCAAACCGGAAAATTATTGATTCATTTTTTGATGACCCAAACCTGATTGGGCAGCCTGAAGAGCGTAAGAAGGTTTTGCTTCATCAGGAGTTATCCACTGAAGGGCGCGCTCGATTGGAAAAGATTGCTCCTGAAGATGTGGCCGATGATCGCATGGTTCGCGCATGGATTCAGATTGGCGTTGATCGGCTGAAGGCGAATCCGGTTTATCAGCAGATGTCTGAAATGGAGCAAAAACACGCACTCCAAAGCTATTACGGACGAATGAACAGGTACAAGGCGCAGCCTGCGAATGCTAAACATGAGTATCTGCGCCCCGATATTGTTGACGAAGACGTGTTGCAGCAAAAAATTAAAGCTGCAATCGAGTCCCAACAGGACAACTAAATCTCTTGATAAAGCATTGAGAGAATTGTATCTTGCCGTTGCACGGCGGAAACGCAAACATCAATCCTCGGAGGCTATGGGAAGACAATGAGGATAAATGGCAAAAACAGCACATCAAAGCGTCGGGGAATTCTTTCTCCGGCCTCCGATTGCAGGGTTGAAAGTTTTAACGGGTGCGGCTGCCGTCCAATCATCGTTTGAAACTCCTTCACCTGCCAATGGTCGGACTGTCCTGGCCGCATTGTTGGCTTTGACAGACGGCGAATCACCTTACAACAATCTTCATAAAAGCGAATACTTTCAGATTCGCGCGCTCAACAAAGTTTTACAACCAATCTCGTCCGTTGCTGGTGGCGAAGAGGGCGACTCAGCCTCAATTGTTGCTGCGGCTGTCCGTAATGCACTATTGCTGAACGCTGCGATTGCTGCGTTTTTCACGGTGTCAGGGACAGGTGTGTCTGTCATTTTGACGGCGATTACTCGCGCAGCGAATGACGCAACAATGGATGTAACGCTGGCGAACGGTTCCGCGACTGGCATGACCGGGACTTCATCGGCAAACACAACTGCTGGTGTCGCTCCGGTGGCTCAAGTCGAAACGGCAACAGCCGCTGGCTCAATCACTGGCTCTGGCAACGCGACTGTAGTTGTCACGGCTGCCGGAATGACTGGATCGCCAAAGACGATCAGTGTGGCTGTTTTGAATGGTGATACCGCTGCACAGTGGGCAGATAAGGTTCGCACTGCTCTGGCTGCTGATTCAGCGGTTGCGGCTTTGTTTACGGTCGGTGGCTCAACGACTGCCATCACACTGACAAGGACTTCGCCTGCTGGCGTTGCCAATGATGCAACTCTGAACATCAGCCTGGACAACGGCACTTGTACGGGTATCACAACTGCTGCGACTTCGGCGAATACAACTGCTGGTGTGGCTGGAACTCGGCAAGTTGAGACTCTGACTGTTACCGGTGCGCCGACAACTGATGGAAACATCCTTATCACTGTTACCGCAGCGGGATTGACTGGCAGCCCTGTGGCAATTCAAGTGCCTGTGAATGGAAGTCAATATACTGACATTCTGATTACAGACGCGGTGTTCGCGGCAGCTAAAGCCGCTGGCGGTTCTGCCGCTGGGGATGATCTGCGCGCTGCGCTGGTAACTCTGGCTCAAGATTACATCCCTGGTTTTACAGGTGTGGGACTTCTGAATGCCGGACGATTCTAAAAAGGGGTGGTCATTGGATTGGATTCGCGCCTTGTTGCCTGGGATTTTCACTGAGGTTTATCACTGGAAAGAACGGGCATTGCGAGCGGAAAAGCAGCTAAATGAGGTCGTCGGTCAATACAGCACGACGATTGCCCATGAGCGAGAGCTTCATGCTGCCGAAAGGCGTGAATTATTGAGTATGCTGGCTGGGAACACTTCCCAAAAGCCTCCGCAGTCAGCAGAAATGAATGATGGGAGTGACTTTATGGTCGCTCCCACGTTCGTTCATCCTATGCAACGGGCCATTGATGAATTCAAGGCCAGCCAGTTCCAACCAATTACTGATGAAATGATCGAAGCCAGTGTCGAAGAATACCTTCGAATGAGCGCAATTCAATAGATGATAGAAGTAAGCAGCGTTGCTGAACAGGCAGGGATTGGGAGATTTGTTCCGAGCGAATCGGCGCATCGGCGTAGCGTTTTGGAACCGCATCAGAATTGGGACACGTTTTTAAGCTCTTTGACAGACAAGGTTGATCGCGCTGATACCCAAGCAAACATTGCCCGTCATCGGAAATGGCTGACCGTGATGCGGTTTTTCATCGGCGAACAACTGGGGTTTGTCAACGATGCGGGGGCGTGGCAGACAATCACGCGAAATCCTGGTGACCCGATTTACGTTGTCAATTTGCTTCAATACTTTGTCAATGCCTTGTTGAAAGATTACGTGAGGTCGCAGGCGATTCTTGACGTGACAGCGCGTGGTGGTCGGATGGATATGCGATTGGCAAGTCGTCCAGCCGCTGAAATGCTGAAGATCATTCAACAGGATCAGATTACGGCGACTTCAATCGAGCGCGACGGAAAGTTTGCAATCCTGCTCGGAAACACCTTCCGTTACACGATCTGCACGGCTTCGACCGGCAAATACCGGAAAGAGCCGGTGACAGAGAAGGTCAGGATTCAGTTGATGGGATCGTCAGCGGTCTGTTTGGAGTGCGGTTCAGTCTCGGAAATGACTGAAATGCCAAACGGCGTCGAAAATGGTCAAGATGTCGGGCCTCAAAAGTGTCCAGAATGTGGCTCTGATGCGACTGAAATTGTCCAAGGTGCTGAAACGGACATTACAAAGATCAACGGCTTTGAAAACAAGCAGACGCCGGATGTTCAGACCAGTATTGTTGACCCGTTTGAAATCAAATTGCCTATCTCGGCAGAAAATGAAGTCTTGGCCGCGTGGCTTCGCCGTGAACGATTTGTTGATTATTCAAAGCTACGATCAGCATTTCCGTGGGCTGAAATTACTGAAACGGCTGCGCTTCATACCGGTGAAACGCCTTTGTTGGCTCAAGCGCAAATTCAGCAATCACCTGGTAATGTCGGCGGACACATCACGGCTTACAACACAACTCCTGCACAGCAAGAACTTAGGCGTTTCCGGCAATACTGGTTTCGACCAGAAGAATATGCACATTACATTTTTGCTCAAGCCGAAACGCTTGCCAATGGTGAAGTGATTCAGGCAGGGACTCGTGCAATTGATTTGTTCCCAAATGGTCTTTACATCGCGCAATGCGGTCAGACAAAGCTTGAAGTAGCCCCTGAAGACAAGGGAGACGTGTGGACGCATAACCGATGGGAAGTCGTTCCAGATGCAATTTGGGGTTATGGGATTGATCATGTGATTCAAGGGCAGGAAATGCAGAACGAAGTGTTCAGCCTCGTCTATGAGCACATCATGCACAACACGACGCCTCCAACGGTTATTGATCCCAACTATCTGAAGCGTTCGGACTGGAGCAACAAGCCGGGAATGGTCGCTGTTTTGAAGCAGGCGGCTCCACAAAACGGGATTGGTTCGGCAGTTTGGCAACCACAAGGTAGGCCAGTCGGTGGCGATACCTTTGGGTTCCTTGAAATGCTCAAAGGCGATATGCAATTGCTCGCTGGTGGAGCCTTTTCGACGGCTTCCGGTCTTCCAGATGTCCACACTAACACACTGGGCGGAATGCAGATTCAACGGGATCAAGCTCTTGCTCAGCACGTTTCAAAGCTTAATCGTAAGGCTGAGGCTGACGTAAAGACAGGCAAACAGCAGCTTCGTGTCGTCAAAAGGCATAATCTGGCTCAGTATTATTTTCCGCGTTTGTCAGACTTTTCGGAATACGAACTTCAGATGTTTGAACAGTGTGACATTGATGCGGATTTGGAAATCAAGGCTCGTCCGCAGTCATGGATTCCTCGCTCTGTGCTGGAACAGCGGGGTGATTTGGAAGCGGCATTGCTGATGGGCGGGCTGCCGCTGGGTATTTTCAATCCAGAAATCCCGCGCTCGATCAGGCGGCTGGGACTGGAATTGCTCAATCTACCGTCACAGGCTGAACAGATGGGTGCAGATGAGCGAAACACGCTTCTGAACATTGTCCACCTGATGGAATTTGCGGAAACCAGCGAGCAAGCAGGCCAAATTGATGAATCTGGGCAGCCGATGGATCAACCATCAGGCCCGTCACCTGAAGAAGCTTTGATACTGGGTGCGAATGTTGCGCCGGTCAGGTATCGGGTTGATGATCATCCGGTTTGCATCGAAACAGTTGTTGATTTCTTGAAAACAGACGCTGGTCGGCATCTTTCGCCGCTGGCTGAACTGTTACTAAACGATCTTATGACGCGCCATCGGAAAGCGATGGAAATGAAAGCGATGGAAGACATGGTTTCAGCTATGGCGCTGAATCCTATGGGGCCATCGGCTGTCCCTGGTACTCCAAATCCAGCAATGTCGCAACCTGCGCCAATGCCGGGGAGTGCGCCACAACAGCAAATGTCCCAACAGCCGATGCCGGGGATGCCTCAAAAGGGCGCAACCAGCACTCCGCAAGGGAACAAACCAACACCAATGGCTCCGTAAGCGGTCGCAACCGCATAACCAAGCGAACGGAAGCAATGGAGGCTTATGGAAAACGTAGATTTTGGAAACAGTTTGGACTGGTTAGGCAGAACCGAACCAGTCATGACAGATGAAGCAGAGCCGGAAGTGAAAGCCGCAGAGGCAGCAGAACTGCCAGCGGGTGAAGCTTTGAAGCCTGCCGAAGACGTGGCAACGCCGGTTGCTGAACCAATTGCAGACGAACCGCCATTGATCCCGCTTGTAGACGATCTGGGTGGTGAGGATGGAGCGCGGCAGCTCATTCCTCTTGTGCGAGCAATTCAGACAACAGATGCTGAACCGGAAGTCCTCGGCGAGAAGCTCCAAGATGCACTGCTAAAGATATTAACTCCTGACCAGTTTTCGGCTTTGACCTGGCGACAATATGCCAGGTATGGCGAACTGATGGCCGAACAGTATCTTGCTGACAATCCCAAGTGGGCAGAAGAAAAGGGCTATGTGAAAGCCGATTCTGAGCAAGAGGACTATTTGCTGTCGCCGGACGATGACGAAGATTTGTCGCCGCGTGAACGGGCAATGCAGGCGCGTTTGGCGACAATAGAAGCGCAATTTCAGCAGCTTCAACAAAAGGATTCGCAAACGGAAGCCCAAAAGCAGCAGGCAAGCCAACAGCAAATCATTGCCGACGCTGAGCGCGCGATGATGGGTGGTGTGGTTGATCAAACTTTCGCAAAGCTGGAAGGCTGGGAAGAAGCTGATTTGCAAAAGGTTCTTCGTATGGCTTTTGCCGAATTCAATCAAGACGCGAAAGCTCTCGAACAGTACAAATTGGGAGTGCAATATCAACAAACGAAACAGCCTGTGCTGGCAGCGAGTCAGCGCAAGGCATCAGCGGCTTTTGCCGGGTATCTGGCCGAAGCTGTTGAAATGGTGGATGCGAAACGGACAAAGGCTGTCAAAGCCGCGACTCCGCCGATTCCACCTGGGCGAGCTGAAATAGACTCGGCTACAAAGCCGGGAGCATCTGGAACTGTGACTCAACCTGCTTCGGCGGACGGTAACGGGCCGTTTGATCCGAAAATGTTGATGAAAGCGGTTCAGGAAAGGCTCCTGACACGCGCGGCGAGTCCACGATAACCAACTGCTGCCGCAGAGGTAAGTCAAAATGGCAGAACAATATGCTGGTTTAGAGGTAGCTGAGGCACTGTTTAAGGAAATCATTGCCAAAGGTCTGTACAGCTACGTCAACCGGGCCGCAAAATTCTACGGAAGAATCGAAGAAGGCGAAGCGATGGAAACGAACTCGCGTGGTGTTCGTATTGTCGCCGAAGTCGAAGCGAATCCTTCCAACCGTTCATTTGCTGAAGGCGGGAAATACGCGCCGTTCAGCTTCCCGCGTGACATCAATATGCGAGTCTTTTGGACTCGGCATTCGAAAGGGCGTGGCTATTCCCGCGATGAGTATGAGGCTCTGATGAGTTCTCAGACCAGTATCGTTACGGGACTGACTCGCGACATTAAACGTGAAACTGGCGACTTGATTAAAGTCATCAACTTTATGAGCTGGAACAACGGCGACGGTGTTGTGGCTCGTGTTGATTCCGCTGGTTCTCCGGTGGTGACCGGCGCAAACGGGACTGCGAAATTTGCATACGATGGTGGCTCGTATCACATTCTTGTCCGTGGGCGTTATAACTTCATCAATCCGGCAACCGGGCTGGCTCGGTTGAATGGCGGTTCGACGGCTTTTGTTTCGACGGCGGTCAGCAAAACCAGTTCAACTCAGACTGTGACGTTCGATACTGTCCCGTCTGACGCTGCTGCTGGTGATTACCTGGTTTACGAAGATTCGTACCTGTCGGCGCTTCACGGTGTCCCGTATCACGTCAACAACGACACTGGCTCTTACCAAGGTCAATCACGCGCCCAGTACGAAAATCTTCGTTCAGTCGTGATTGATGCGGCGGTCGCTTCGGTGGCTCAGCCGTTGTCAACTGCGCTGCTTGATCGGATGGAAGCTCAAACGATGTACTTGCACGGTACTGACACTGATTCGGAAAATACCGATGAATGGCAGTTTTGGACTTCTCCGTGTCAGGAGGTCGCGTATATCCGGTTGGGTGATCCGCTGCACCGTGTTATCAAAACGGCGCAAGTGGAAGTCCTGAATCTGGGTTACAAGCTGAACGGCAAGGGCATTCAGCATCGCCACAAGTGGGAAATTGACACCGATCATCAGGATAACCGGATTGACGGCTTGAAGCTTTCGACCTTCAAGAAGTTCCTGGCTCCTGGTGGGACTCCCGGCTTCATCAGCAAAGTTGAGGGTGGTTACTGGCGTGAAGTGCCGTCGTTTGACAGCACTGGCGTCGGTGGCTACTTCGACCGGACTGGATTCTACATGGGCTTCCGAATGGATATTGGCAACGTTTCGCCGTTCTCCAACGGGGCCATCATCAATTTGGCGACGACCGGACTTCCGAACAAGAAATCCGCTTACGCCTAAACAGGTCTGCAAGCGCAGACGATTGAGAGCTAACTGGGTTGGAGTGAGTTTCATAGACGGTTGCTCACTCCAACCTGGGTGGTTAAACCTAAAACACGAAAAGGAGTTTAGACATGGATTTGAAAGAAGTTCGACCAATTCAGCGACGAGTTGTTGGCCATCCGATGATTGATGGTTTTACGGAAGAGCATCTAAATGTTTACGCAGCCGAAGACGGGGCCGGTGGCGTTCCTCATCTTTACACTGTTACCAACAAAACTGGCGGTGTTCTTTGTGAAATCGCCTTGCAAGAAGGTCATCCGAAAGATGGCGTAAATGGAATTGGTAATCAAACGCTGATGCTGATTCTTTCCGACTTTTTGAAGAAAGCGAATGCTGGCGAGTTTGCTTGCCGTGAAAACTCCGTGCAGTTGACCAAGATTGAAGAAGCAATGCAATGGTCGAAGCAACGTGAGCTTGATCGCAAACAACGTGGCGTTTTGCAAACTTACAAAAAATGAGACACGAAGAAACATCAAAAGCAGTCGCCCCAACGATTCCAGCAAATGTGCTGGCTGACCTTCTCCGTATCGGCGGCACGAATGACTACGGTGAACCGAAGCTCCGACTTGTCTGGGGTGAAGTCCATCAGTGGTTTCGTGCTGGCAAATGGCGGCTGATGTACCCGATTGCTCGCAAGCTTCGACGGCTGGCGGCTTGGAACATTACCAACATCGCAACCGGCGCGAACTTCAACATGCCAGCGGGGCCGCAACCATTTTTTTCAGCCGAATATCTGGTTTCTCCGGTCTGGGAAGATCGGGAGATTGGTTATCCTGGCTGGATTCTCGAAGAATGGTGGCCGCCTGAGGTAGTGTGTCCTGGGTGGGAAGCCGCTCGCTGGTTTACAAAAGAGAACGGTGAAAAGATTGATCTGTTGGGTGAAGTCCCTGTTCGTGGACAATATCGGTTTTTGATGTATCTTGAGGATGGTCGGGAAGAACCGACTCCGTTGGCGATTGACGATCACCGTCTGATAGACATTATTGAATGTGCTGTTCGACTGCGCGAAGATCAAAATGCGGCTGATGGCTGGCGCAAGATTCAGACAGTTGAAAAAGCAAAGCAGATGCAGGCTTTGATTCAGAAGGATCGTGATAAAACCACGGCTGAAGAAGAAGCTGAACTTGAAGAAATGATCCGTGATTCAGTGGCGAGTTATTCGCGCAAACTGCGTCACGCTTACTTAAGCTAGGAGGCTTGGGGAATTTATGCAGCAAGCTTATAAGCCAGCAATGGCAACCAGTCCTGTGATGGACTTAATGAATCAAACAGGGCATACGGTAGTTCTGTGGTCACCTGAACATCTGAACTTGAGCCACAAACAAGTTGGAATCCAGAAGGTTGAGGCACGACATTTTGTGATTTTTACGGATCAGGTATTTCACGCGCGCGACGAATCCGAAGCAATCTTTCAGGCTGACTTGAATGCACCAAGGGGGATTGTCAGACAGACTAAAACAGCGTTCGCCTGTGCCTATGAAGTGATTATTCAGCATGCAGCGCGCGGAGTCGTGATTTTGGATAGCTTTCTCGATGTGCCGGTCGCCAAAGTCGAAGCTCTGGAAAACAAGCTGAAGCAGGCCGGTTGGTTCGGCGCCGAGAAGATTCCGCAATTGAAAGACATTCTGGAAGGCGTCAAAGCCAGCGATGCAATTGAGCGGACGGCAATTGATGATCTGAAGAATGCTGTTGAAACAACCATCACCTATCGAATGGCGCGACTTGATGACTCGATGGGTGAGGCTCAACGTGCCAAAGAAGGCAACATGGGGCGCGCAACGCTGACTCGTGAGGAACGCGCATATTACGAAGAAATTGGCTTGGAATTGCCGGAAAGCGTTACGCAATCGCCGGTGAATCCTGCCGCGTCGGCAGTCCCGTTTGATGGCAATGCGGTCGCTGAATTGATGGCAACCAACAATCAGGCAATGATTGATGTGATGGCGAACGCGATGAATAATTTTGCCACGACGTTGATAAATCAAATGAAAGGAGGTCAAACCGATGGCAACGAAAAAGAAAGCGGAACCAGTAAAGCCGGTGTCCAGCCGCGCAAAACTTAAGAAGGATAAACTTCTTGAAGCTGTTGTTGATGCTGCTGTCGCCGAGACTCCCGAAAATACGGTAGCTGACAGCGGCAAAACGGTAGCGGCTGCTGAGCTTACTGTCCACGAAGCGCACGAAGCGCCCAGTTATATTCCACCATCTGGCTTGCTCGCTCATTTTCCGAACGGAGAGACTCGCGAGCCGACTCGTGAAGAACTGGTTGAAATGGGGCGTGCAATCGCTGAAAGAATCTTCGGCAACCGGAATGTCCTCATCGAGCCAGTCGCAATGCCGGACGCTCCACCAAAGCCCAAAATTAGCGGCAATCATTGTCGGCTGTGCAAGTCATTCGCTGGCAATGATTCGCGTGGTGCGCTCTGGTCGGATTCTGGCCATTGCTTGACCTATAATCACGTTCAGTCACCCGTTGAACCTGAACATTACTGTGAACGCTTTGTTTTCAATGAAGCGTTACGGGATGCTGAACCGCGATGAATACCGAAAGCGCAAAAGGAATTCGCCGTTTTGATCTCGATGATTTGCTTGATCATGGAGCAAAGGGTGACTTCTTTCTTGATGAAAACAAACAGGCAATTTGGATTCACATTCCCGGTTCTGGTTTGATTCGTTTGCCGATTAAGGTTGGCGAGAAGGTCGCTGAGCATTGGCAATGGGACGGTAACGAAGATGCTCCAACAATTACGCCAAGCATTCATGTACTTGAACACTGGCATGGTTGGATGAAAAACGGCGAACTTGTGAGCTGCTGATTTTATGAGTTGTAAGGTGCTGACTCCACAATCAATCTTGAACGGCGCTCTGGCGATGATCGGCAGACCGGCGAAGCTCATCACAAAGACAGGCGATTTGTATGATGTGATGGGCAATCTGTTGGAGATGTACCAGAACAAGTTGGCGATTCACGATGGCAACTTCATTCTCAAACAGCGCCGGATAACTCTGCCTGCTGGCAAACTGGAAATCTCGTTTGTCGAGCCGTCGTGGGGTCGTCCGGTGATGTGTGACCTTGATCCGTCAAGTTTGCCGCCGAATGTGACGTTGCCAAGACGCGACGTGGATTTGATCGCAATTCAGGATCAGGATCAGTTCCGAAACAATGTTTTTTCAGGGAGTGCGGGGAGTGGCCTTACGACTTCGGATGGATCGGCAACCATCGCGTTTGCTCAAGCGGTAAGCTGGCTGCGCGATGGAAATACGATCAAGCTCTATTTTGAATTCGGTGGGTTTATTCCTGGGACTGATTCAACTTATCGGTTTTTCTATCAACCTGGCGGCATTGCCGAAGTAATGGAAGATCAAAATGTTGAGTGGCTCCCGAACTTCATTGGCCTGTTGCAGTGTGATTTTGCTTTAGCAATCCTGCCCCTGTCTGGAATTGCTGAGCCGGATTACACACGATTCAAGGAATATCTTCAGGGACAGGTAGCCCGACGCGAACCTGTTCTTGACCTGTTCCTTCAAAATGACCATCGAGAACAAACGGGATATGCTCCCGGTTACGCTCGGTCGCGTGTTGGTGGGCATCAACGTGCGAGGTAATTACACACAATCTCCCATTCTTGTGCCTAAAGTGAGAGGTTTTCTATGACTGCAAGTGATGTAATGGTTGCTGGGGTGGATATGGCTACAGATATTCGGGATCAGGTGAGTGAAGTAAAAAGTTCACTTGCAGCAACGAGTGCAAGGCTGACAACGCAGCATGAGCATCTGATTGAATCTATTGCGCGATTGGAAGCCACACTTCATGAGGCAGGGAAAAACAGCATAGCTTTTAGAGAAAATGTGTCTCAAAAGCTTAGTGATGTCGTAGATTCTGTTCGCAAAGTTGAAATTGAAGTCGAAAGGGTTAAAGAAGATTTGCAGGAAAGAGCGAACAACGACTTCTTCCCTTGGCTCCGTCGCAATGCTGCACCAATCGCGGTTACGATTACCGTGTTGACCGTTTTGATCGCTTTTGCGAAATGGGTGATGGCTCATATCCGATGGTAGATTATGGCTGGAATTAAGCGAAGTGTCATTTTTAGGCAGGTCTTGGCGAATCTCAATTCGTCACCGGCAAACTATGCCGGGGCAGTCTCTGTGGATGAGGCCTACGATGACCTGGCTGTGATGGATGCTATTCTCAATCAGGAAGCGTTTTTGCTTCACAAGATCGCTGAAAGCTGGTTTAACGGCAATCGGACGAATGAAGTCGGGTTGACTGACATTATCTCGTCTTTGTCGGTCGCCAACGGTGCGCTGATTCCTCGTCACATTGGGCCGGTGATTGGAGTCCTGATTGATGGAATTCCTGGCGAGATTGCAGCGGCGGCAGAAGTGGCGAGGCTCCGAACGAAGAACCCGCTAAAGCTGACGTTGACCGGTTATCTGTACGGACTGGAAGACAATCGGCTTTACTTTACGTCGGAGAATCCTGCTACGACTTCGGCGACGGTTTACGTTTACCAGTTCGCCCGCCCAGAATTTGCGAATATCACGAATTTCAAGAATTCGGATTCGCCAGTGCCAGCGGAGTATCAGCAGGCTTGGGTTGATCTTTCGACCGGGGCAGTGATTCCGCGCGAAGGCTCAATGATGCAGGCTTCTCAAATGTACCTGAATCGTGGCAATCAGGTACTCAGCGAGATTGAACGCGAAAATCGTTCACGATCTGCAACTAAGGATGCACAGATGGGCGGGGAGTAATCAATGGGAATGACGACTGAACAATTGGTTGAGTTTGCGCTGATTGAGGCTTTCCCTGGTCAGTCGCAGAATCAAAAACAGGCTTATCGCTACGAGCTTGAATCCTTCGTGCCTCAAGCATTGCTTCAGCTTGCCCGCGAAGTTGCTGCCTCGCCTGATTACCAGATGCTTCAGCGCACGGTTGTTCTTCCGATTATGGCGAGTCGTGAGATTGACTATGATCGGTTCGGGCCTGCGCCTGGAACGGCTGGCAAAGAGCCGGTGATTGATAACGGGTTGATCTTCGGCGACAACGGCGCTTTTGCAATCTCTCCGCAACGACTGGCTCTCTCCGGTTCGCCTCTCCGAGTTCGATCACAGTTTGTCGAATGGCAATGGCTGACAGTCAAAAACAATGCCTGTGCTGGCGTTCTGCCGGTCTTCCCGACTGACGCGACGATTGCTGATATTACGGCGTGGAATGATCTCGTGCGTGTTGGAACGGCGTTTTCAAGTGGTGATGTCTTCGCCAATGGTGTCCAGTACGGAAACGTGTTTACGATGAATCCCGGTGACTACCTGCGTTTTCAATGGGATGCGAACGGTGACTTGTTCATCACTCAGTATGATGCGAACCGAACAGTCGTGCTGGGTAATTATGCTGTCGCTGGTGGGGAAATTACCGCAATTGCAACGCCTGGTGTCCTGTTCCTTGGCGACGGCGGCCAAGTGTCGGTTGGACGAATCGGGACTGGCACTTCGACCAGCCTTTCGCCAACGGTGACTGAAGGACTGTACCGGCTCGATCTTCAAACAGGTTGGCAATTCCTGACTTCATACTTCGATGAAAATGGGATGGTTCAGTTTGACGGAACATCTAAGCTGCTGTCTTGGGTTCCGTCGCTCAGCTATCGCGGCCAATCAAGCCGTTGTGACAGTTGGTATTGGACATTTGACGGGGAGCAAATAGTGTTTTGGCCTGGAGCTGATGGCGAAGTTTTGCCGTCGAATAACTTGCGGATTACAGGGAGTTTTGTTCCTGAAGCTCCTGACCTACCGTTTGAATATCACAAACGAGCGATTGATTTACTTGTTGAAAAAGTCCGCGTTCGTGGCGGAATAAAGATGAAATGAGTGAGACAAAGGAATTTTCAGACCAGATTAGAATGGATCGCGGCTTTTTCCCTGGCGTTCCGCTCCACGTCCAAGCTGCGGTTGGTGACGGGGCGATTGCTGGCGAGAATGTGGTCTTCTCGCGCTATTCCGAAATGCGAAGCTGGCGCGGCTTCAGTCCGTTCAATTCGCTCGGTTCCAAACTGCTTCACAATGCAGGCGGAAAAATCGCGGGGAATTCTACCGGGAATGTCTGGCAACAACACGGCAACGCGACATTCTTCATCGGGACTGGTGACACCTTTCTTGAAGACTTTACGGCTCCAATCGGAGTTTCCACCTCGCAATTGCAGCTTCGTGTGAATGACCAAACCTATCAGGCAGGACTCCCAAAGCCTTCCGCGCCTGAAGTCACAATCTCAACAGATGCCCTTGGACAGCCAAATCCCGGCCAAGTCAGCGGCGAAATCTCAGCACAATTGACACGAATCAGGACTGTGACCGGCGCTGAATCCGAAACTTCCGACACTTCAAACATCATCAATCCAACATCAGGGCGAGCGCGTGTCACTTTTCCAGCCTGTTTGACCGAGCAAGGCCAAGATGAATGGGGGCTATACCTGTCTCGGCACGGTTTTGGGGGTGTCGGGCCGCATTACCTGTACAGGCAAATCCCTGAAGGCGAGATTGCGCCGTTTGCGTTTGCTCGGATTGCTGCTGGGCCTGGAAATGGAGTGGCAACAACTTTCGGTGGGGCAACAGTAGCGGCGACCAATTCCAGAATTGCGGCAATTGTGCTGAAAGACGCGGCGGGAACTCTGCCATCATTTGTGGCGAGTGGGTTCGCTTTGACTGCTGGGGCGTCTCAGTCTATCAGGGTTCAACGTCCGGCAGGGTCGTCTGATGGCCAATACCTGATGGTCATGATCACCTTCAAGGCAACTCATACCATTATTCCAAATGGAACGAATCGCGGCACGGATACGCTATCAGCCGTTACCGGCGTGTGGATGGATGCGCCTTATCCGCTCGATCCCAAGGGCGAAAAAATTGATATTATTCAGGACTCTGCGACAACCTTTAAGTGGAAACTTCGAAGCTCTGCGGTGTATTCGGCTTCAACGCCGCTTTCGACCAGTCCAACAGCATTGGGTGGTACCGGTCTTTCAATTACCTGGTCGGCTGCTACGACGGGATCACTGGAAGTCAACAATCAGTTCACTATAGATATTTTTGCGCTTGTTGCCCCTGATTCGTTGCCATTGATCGAATGGCAAAACAACAGCGCATCATTGGTTGGCATCGGGATTTACGGCGGTTTTCTGTCCTCAAGTATTGGTGAATTCCTTGAATGGACTTCTTCGTTGAACAGTCAGATGAATGCGCTTGCCGTCACTTGGGCAGATGTGAACACGACGACGCCAGTTACGCAAAGCTTCAGCAATGCTTATGTGGCTGCGACTTCTCACACAACAACCGTTCCGTCCGGTGCGCCGTCAGCAACTCAATTAGTCACAGCTTGGTTTACTTCTGATGGCTCGGTAGCCGATTTCACGCCGACTGCTCCGTTGGTAACGATCACGGATACCGATCTTTTGCCGCGTTTTTTGGACATTGATTATGCTGACGATGATCTGCTCGACACAATTGCGCCAAGAGGCATCGAAGCGCCTCCGGCTGGAACGCATGGCTTTGCGCTGGGGCCTTTGACTGTAATTGCTGGAGCCTTGGACGGTACTGCGCTTGTGCCTTCAAAGCCCAATCAATCTGAACAGTACAACGTAGGCGATGATGCAACTTTTCTGAATCCGCCTGAGCCGATTGTGAGGCTGGAAACCTCGCCTTTTGATGGATCGGTCTATATCTGGACTCGCAACAGTCTTCAAACGGTCGTTTACACTGGGGAGACTGTGGCGCCAGTGCTCCCAAGAACAATTTGGTCAAATACTGGAATTGAGGGGCAGTCGGCGGCCTGTGTGTCAAAAACCGGAGCCTACTGTTATACCGGTCGTCGCGGGATTGCTCGTTATCGCGGAAACCTGGAGCCGGACACAAACTTTGCCGATGCTGTCGCCGAATATACGCGCGGCTGGAACCCTCGCAACGTGGCTGTTGGTTATGATCCATCATTGGAGGCAATCGTTTACTGCCACAAGGATGAAATGCTGGCCTACTTTGAAACTCAAGGCCAATGGTCAACACCTCTGAAAATAAGCCTATGGAATCAAATTACTGACACTGGAGGCATTTTAAGCGGCGGCGGGCTGAACGCTGATGCCAGAATTCTGACCTGTCTGACACTCGAAAACCGGCTTTATTTTGTCGTTCAACAAGGTGACGATGTTCAGAATTTTTATGAAATCTTTGTTTTTGATGTCGGGCTGGGTGGTGACTGGTTTATTCGTTCGGTCGCACGGCACGGAAGCGCGCCGGGGATGAATAAAACGCTGCGGCATGCCCGGTTGATTGCTGATTTGTCTTCATCTCAACCGATGAATTGGTATTGGGAAAATAATCTGCATCAGATGGGAGCGAGACTCTATCAAGACAACACAACAATTGAAGGTTATGCAGCTTCACAGCTCTATCTTGCTCCGTCTGAAATTATTGCTGGAAAGATTCGATTTGAATGGACAGTCTCTGCGGCTGTTGGGGCCGAAACCTATGCAACATTTGCTTCGCAACAAAATCTGACAAAATTTGGGAGTCCTGCCAAGCTTCCAACAACACAATACAATCTGAGTTCAAAGCTCGGCTGGCGAATCTCGCCCGGTAATTTATTGGCTTGGTATCAGGGAGCAACGGGAACGGTCTGGGGTACTGTTCTTGACGGTGACGTTATCAGGATTGACTTTGAAGGGAACGGGGTGGTGAAAGGCCGATTGTTGCGAAATGGGGTGGTGACCGGCGCAGTGTTTATGTGGG